ATTATCTTATATTTTTTTGTGTTACAAACTTTATTTGTTTATGTGTATAGAGTAAAACAAGTAACCATTCCTATCATCAAAGTATATAAAAATCCCTCAGTCCATTCGATTTTATATCATCAAATTGAGCTGAGGGATACGATTTCCTTTATTCGGTAGTTCTTTACTTTACCTATTAATTGATGATATCTATACCATTTCTTACGCCTGGAGATATTCAAGTACACTCTCCCAATTAGGAAATTCTTGACTTCCAAAGCGAAGCCATTCTCCCTTGAATCCACTTGTTCCATGTTTTCCTCTATCATCAATGATATAGTCACCTCTGAGTAAATTCTTGTGGTGAGATAGAATTAGACGTTTACAATAATACTTGTCCAAATATCTATTTATCCATTCCACTTTGTCTGACCATGTTGTTGGATTACTCCAAGGAGAGGTTGAAAGGATATAAACATCGTATTTACCACTTTGTTGTAAGGCATACATAGCCTCGACAGCACCTTTCACTGGTGGTAGATAAGAAACGATGTTCGGCACTTCATCATATCTTCCTGCATATTCCTTGCGAAGTTCATCGCCAATCAGTTCCAGTCCTGCATGAAAATCCATCAGTACTCCACCCATATCAACATATACAATCTTCTTTGCCGTTGGTTTCTCTGAATCCAAATCACCCAGTTCGTTGGTGACAGACTTTTTGATAAGTTCTTGAGTCTTGTCCCGCTTGTCATAGTTATCACGCAACTCCATCAATATTCCACACAGTTCCGTTGGTGTCAATATCGTCTTGTATGGATTGTTCTCGCCAGTAGAATGTGCCAGTACTATCCCCCTTGTTTGCATCAGAGCAGCACGGAAACGTTCATTTTGTTCAAACATTGCCTTGTAAGCACGATGAATCAAATCTTGGTATGTTTGGCTTTGTCTGTCTATTGCCTTTCCTTTCCACCATACTATTTGGTCTGTTTGCCATGATGTTACACTCATCTTTCTTGCATTGCCACCTTTCATGCTGCATATCTGACGTTGCTTGTTGATGTCTTGTCTCTTCAACGACTGAAGGAACCCCTCCATGCTGCCACATATCATTCCATCGAAACGAAATCCATTGCTGCACAGATTGCTCAATACATTTGAAGGATAAAGACCATTTGACCGTATATCCAACGTATTGGTCTCTGGATCATACATATCCTTCAACTCATGTCCATTACGTGAGGTTGCCTTATTATTTTCTTCCATAGGTTGTTTCAATTATCATGCTTCATACGAAACTTTGTTATCTGTTATCTTGTATTACCTGTTTATAAATTCCAATGTCGATTCTTCATGAACTTTTTGCATTTAACACAAAAACTGTTTGTCTTTGCAAATGGATTTCCTCCTTTAGCGTTTTGCATCATGCAATTCGTATCAGGGCAATGTCGTAATCCTTGTGTATGACCTATTTCATGAAGCATCACACTAAACAATTGCTCGTAACCATGAGGACGGTACGATGAGAATACCGCTACACCTGTACCAATGCCACTTGCAAGTCCCATTATACCACTATGAGGTCGGTTACGGAAGTTGTCCAATCCTATATCTGCTTGTGTCAGTCCAATGACGATGGTAGAATCTGATTTGAATATTTTCAATTGCTTATTCAGCAAATCAGCTCTATAACGTACATGATCTTTTCTTTTTGTTGTCATCGCTTTTTTATCCAAAGTTATGTTGCCTACATATTTACATTTAGGATAATGTGCTTTTAAAGAGTCCAGCATTGCTTCACGTAAGTTTTTTGATACATTCCCCAAAGTGTACAAACAAACAGTTGGTACACTTTTAGAGGTCACAGTGTCCTTTGTTACATCTTGAACACCAACTTCGTTATTGTGATTGCAACTAAGCAAACACATACTGAAGTATATACAACACAAAAGAAGTCCTTTCTTAACAATCATAGTCATATGTTTTTTATTTGTTGTAATAATTCTCCCATCTGTTAATAGTCAAACATCAAACACTTATTTGCATCCTCAGACACCAATGCTTTATTCTCCAATGCGTCTGACTTGATCTTATTCTGCGCATTCTTCCCTATATGCCATCCGTCACACCATGCACATTTGTAAACAGAAAAATGCACACTATGCTTCTTTCCCATTGCTTCTGCTGCCCTAAGTGCAACTTTCTTATTTGGGTAAGGAATCTTAGGCTTTCCGCTACGACGAGAAATATGGCTATACTTGCTGAATATTCCAAAGGCATTATGTGTGACAAAAATGTTTCGCCATGCACCCTTTCTTGTCAATTGGTTCCAAATGGCAAGAATACTATTTTTAAAACTTATTTTACATACATCCATCGGTTATAAATTTCTTGATGAAGTCTTATGGTTGGTGTTATATGACTACTATCGTATGCTTTTTTCTTGCGGTTTCTTGACACCGAAAGCCTTCTACTTCATAAATATCAAACAGTCCTTTCTTTAATGGAGTAAGTTCGTATGTTACAGTAGAATCGTCTGCACCATCTAACATGTCCCTATCTTCTTTGGAATATACATATTCGCAGTTATATTCAACTTGAAAAGCAGTTTTATCATACTCTATACGATATTCTATGCCAACAGAGCCATAAACCCTGCCTTTGAATGTCAAATGATCACCATTAAGTTTAATTACTTGCATAATCTTTTTGATTATATGTAATGGAATTTGTTATAGTTAAATACGGATAGGGAAGTTCTTTCAGCATCCATGTTTTTGATACGCTGTGGTATTTCGCATAGAGGGATATCCTCGTCAAGTAGCCAACGTAAGTGTCCAAACATGATGGTATTGGACTTTAGAATCTCCTGTTGTGTAGCCATGACACCATATTCCACCGCTTCTTGCTCCTCAGATATTATCATGCCAGAGAACAGCCCATGCAGACCTTCTGCTCTTGCAAACTTATCAGCATGACACCATATACCAATCAGATTACCACCATGCTTGCGCAAATGGAAACTGTGTGGGTGTCCAACAATGATTTTGTCAAATTCATCCTTAGTGTCATCCTCTCGATAGAACAGCCCTTTGTCTGAGCCATGTCCAAGTAACATGATTCGTTCTTGTGTAGAAACATGATGCAACAAATGATCCATTTTTTTATTAGAGCAATTACTGCTAACCATATTTGCATCCATACCCTCATATAGTGTAGAGAGTACAGAAGTCGTTCTGTCTTTTGGATGTACAACTAACATACTTACTTCTCGTATTTCTTCAACATTTCCTTTACATCACCCATTGGTTGAAAAGGCACGATGATTTCCAAGTCCTTATTGATAATGCAATAAGCATTCTCTTCGTCATTATCTTCCATTCCGAAACCATCCTCATCAGCAAAGTAGCGTCCATCGGGATATACTGTCCAGCAGATGGCACAAACACCATTTCTGAAATCGTCATATCTGCCAAACCAATATCGAACAGATTTACATCCATTGAAATCAGGACATCCCTTATATATTGCATCAAAGTCAATATCGTTATCTGTCACAAGAAGGCTTCCGTCTTCACTTACAAGTTGCCTTGTCTTACCTGTTTCCTTATTGATGATGGTGTAACTTCTTCCTTCACCACTAAACACTGCCATATTCTCACCTATATCGTAGGCATCCTTTAAATTATTCTTGTCCATATCCGTAAGTTTTTATTTGTTGTAATAATTTTCCCATCTGTAATTTCCACTGATTACATTCATGTCCTCACGAAACTTTTCCATGTTAGGAACATTCATGACTGAAGTTGATATTGTTTTCAATGCTTTGGTTTTATAATCAATGGTCTCAAATGTAACTTTGACCTTTTTGTCTGATAGGAAAGAGTACGTTTCCTTTTTCAACGCAGTACCATACTTGCTGATTTCTTGCTTATATGCCAATAGCCCGTCTTTATATACACGTTGATGCTTGCTGCCATCCTTCCACGTAACGGAATACACATTCAAGTCATCAGTTATTATTGGAATGAAGACAAGGTCTTTATCATCTGACTCTATACATGGATCATGGTGCCATACTGTTTTGACGATGCGCCCATTCCGATATTCCGATTCCATTGAGGGCAGATAATCTGCAAATCGGCAAACCTTATAATTTTGCAAATCCTTTCTTTTAGGTTCCATTGTCACATGGAAGATATAAAAGCCACCATGCAAGTCGCTTTGCCAAAAACTCAGGCAAGGTTTTACCGCTATGGTCAATTTATATCCGCTTGGCGCAGCAATGCTATCACTGCCATATACCATATAGGCTTTTACAGCATCGCCATCTTTATCATATTCAATGTTCGTCTGTTGGTATTTTGCAGTGTCAGGATGTTCATAAACCATATCTGCTATCATTTGTCGAAAGCCAAGATACCCATCTTTATTCCTTCCATAGCTTGTGCTGTCAGAATCCAATCCTTCAAAAATTTCACTTTTATATTGGAGGAGATGAGACAACCGTCCTTCATCATCGTAATCATACACAAGAGTTTGTGCATAACATTCCGATGCTCTTGCTATCGTGGCAATCGTTCGTCCCTTGTTATCAAAGAAATCCGTCAGACTGTTCTGCGGTGCATATTGCAAACGATGTACAGCATATGAACCATCCGAGAATCGAACGGAGTCATATTCTATAAATCCACAAGGCATCATCAAGGAGTCTTCCTTGTTGGTATTGTTAGAAGTACTTTGCAGTTGTTTGAAATAGGTTATGCTTATATCTTCTCTATTACAAGAAGCTATCAATAACAGTGCAACGCCCAATACAAACAATGTATAACGAGTCTTCATAATTCTTTTCCCTAAATTCAGAAACATTCAATCAATATTGCCGTATAATTGTCATCTCCTTGTTTCTCACAAAGGTAATCATAAACGTCAAGTATCTCTACCAATGGTTTGTCATCCATCATCCTTGCTTGCAAAATGTCAGGAGCCATGCTTTTGTACAGTCCGTCCGAACAAAGTAAAACTCTGTCACCAGTCTGTAGTTTGATTTGTCGGATGTCTGGTACTGCCACTTCTGGACGGTAAGAGAAGAAGCACTTGGCAACAATCTCCCATCCAAAATCAAGCCGGATATGATCTTTTGTCTGATAAAGCAATCCTTCACCAGGTCGTTGTACATAACAACGACTATCACCAATATGTGCAATGGTTGCCACATCGTTCTCAATGCTCGCCATAACCATGGTCGTACCCATCTCCACATGATGAAGCTCGAACGACTTTTTGTCAATAGCACAACTCGCTTTCTTGCAAGCAAGTTTCACCTTTGAGTCGCAATCTGGCGTATCAATGTGTTTCTTCCAAAAGTCAGATATAGTATTGCATACCGTTTCACTGGCAGTCTCTCCAAAGGAATGACCGCCCATGCCATCACAGACTATTCCCATAAACCTGTTGTTTTGTGGCATATCAATGACCTTGTAAGCATCCTCGTTATTATGCCTTCTACCAGTCTTGCTTATTGTTGCATATCTTATCTCCATATTACGATTATTTTTAGTTTATGATAGTATAGAGGCAAATGTAACCTCTAATCTATCTGTAACGTAATATTTTCGACAATATTATATTCAATAATATGGGAATCTTGGCTTGCTGTGTCATATTGTTCTATCAATAATATACTTGTGTTTGATACTTGATGTCATGTTCATCGCAATAATAGCAGATTTCGCTTTTCATGCAACTCCCATGTTTTTTGAACTTCTTTTTTAATGATTCGATAAGACTATAGTCGTCAGATGCGTGCAAAGACCTCATCAGACGATTGGTATTTGCCACATCAAAGAATACGAAAGACTCAACCTCGCCGTCTCTTGAATATTCTTTCTCAAATTCACCCATGTCTTGCTTGGTAATGGTGAGTTTGCCATCTTCTATTTGCGCATAGATTCCTGTGAACTCACCATTCGTTTCATGTTTGTAGATAACCTCTTCCATAATTTCCAAGTGTTAATCTTTAGACAACCATTCCACAAGATTATTCACGATGCCATTGGCTAAATCCTTTGGACCATGAGTTTGTTCATTCGGTCTATTGATGATTACAGCCAAGGCATAGCGAGGTTTCTTGCGTGGGAAAACTCCGACAAAGGACATTTCTGCCAATTCATGTTCACCGTTTTCAAGTTCTTTGCCTTGATAGTTGCCATATACTCCTGCTATATCCACTTTCTTTGGGGCATAAGATGCTTGTATGCCTTTCCCTTTGTTCAGACCAATCAATACATCTTGCAGATATTTACGTCCCAAAGGCGTAATATTATTGTAAGTTTCCTCTGTAACTGAGTCCCCTTGCAAAGTCGGGAATGTCAGAGTGTTCTTCTGATAGACACCATTAAAGAGCGCAGCCAATTCCATGGCGTTTGTTTGCTTTTCGTCACTTGTCATTTTCTTCCATATACCAAAAGCATTTTCGCCATGATTTACCAAGAGTATCTTGAACATAGCCACGTTAGATTTATGTGTCAATGCTTGGCGACAAGTCATTACACCATAACCGCCAGACCGCCAGTTATGGTCACGAATGCTGATGCTGTCACCTATATTATATATGCCACCGCACAAATCCATCTTGTCATTGAGTGAACCATTAATATCTGCTAACATAGGAGTAATGCCTACAAGTGTCAAAATGCGAGGACTACATGCTTGTTTCAATAGCTTACCATCTGAATAATCATCTCTATCTTTCTCCAATGCAACCCATGATTTCAGTCTTCCTGTTTGTGCATCTATAACAGCAATCTGTCCGTATGTTCCATTCAACATTTTCAACCCCTCAGACAAAACATCTTGGCATTTCTGAGTCATCACACTGTCTATTGTCGTGCATTCATCAAGTTTTGCTACATATTCAGGATTGTCCATCCATACACCAACAGTTTGATTGTTTTCTCCAACCACGCCAATGGTGCCACGCTCAATCCCTTTCTCTACATAGAAGTAGAATACCTCAATGCCATCTTCTGACACATAACGACGTGAGAAACCTGCAACATCTAAATCTATCTCCGTTACATTCTCATGCTTCTCCAAGTCATAGATACCCTGTTTGCCACCTTTTGAAACAACGGCAAACTTGGCAATGCTACAGGTGTCTATCTGTTCGCATTGTTCCAATGGTACTTGGGTGATGTTTTTTTTGCCAAATGCTTCTTCTGCGTCAATAGTGTCAGCCACTATCACTTCTTGGGCGAAGGATAGCTGTCCGAACAAGGCTAAAGCTATTGTAAGCAAGCCTATCTTGATATATTCATTTGTATTCATATCTATTATAATTATATTGTTGCATGCCTTTAGTCAAAGACCTCTATATAGTTGCTATATTCTGGAAACCACTTGTCAAGCAAAGCGTCAGTTTTGCGTTCTATCTCAGGAGTGATGTTCTTGCTCACTTTCTGATAAGCAACAGAAAGCGAAAACGCTTCGTCTATCCATCCTATAATAGGCAGACGCTTAGCTGAAATAAAGTCTATAGGGAAAACCAAATAGGATATAGTTGACAGAATCATCAACTTATCACTTTTTGGGGTGTCCTTACTTACCATGATGAAATAAAGCAACAAGAGTGGACGAGCACTAATGCGACCAACTTTCATTGCATACTCTTGTAGTTTTTCTTTCAAAACCTTTATGTTTATAAAACTTTGTTTGTCCATTTTCTTTTTTTTTCTTGTTATACGTTATTGGTATAGAGAGTTTTGAACATTTAAAATCTATCACCATAAAAAGAAAAACTTGCAAACCTAAGAGATGTTGGTTTACAAGTTTTCTTTTCAATTTTCGTATTTGCAAAATTACGGAGTTACAAAATATTCCAATCACTATCTTTTTCTAAAGAATATGCTTTTTGTTCTGAGATATTTAGGGCAATACGAAGTTTTTCTAAAAGGTATTTTTCCGTTGTGGTTAAATAGCCACAATCTAAAAGGCAAGCTGAAACAGCATCCTTATATAGTAATTCGTTTTTTTCCGCATTATATTTTTTTATCGTTCCAAGGATCAACTGCCGTGCTCTCTCTTCAGATAGATTATAAGCTATTCGTAATTTATCCAAAACATACAACTCCGTAGGTGCAAGTTTCCCTGTTTCTTTGATGCACACTAATACATCTTGAATAAAATCTTTCTCAACAGAAGAACATTTTTCATTTTTAATTTGGGATTGGGTGAATTTTTTCGGCAAGGTGTCCTCTGCCATTTTTTCATTTTTCGAACGTTCCTTTTTTGACTGATTTTGCTTTTTATCAACGTTAGAATTAACTTTTTCTACACTATAGCTTCTCACGAGTGTTATTCGTGGTTTAACAAGTTGCTCTTCTATACCAGAAAGGTACAAGGAAACATTATTTCCTTTGCTGCAACTTTGTACATAGCCCCCATCAGGTTTGTCGATTATGTTCTCTATGTGAGCTTTATATTCATGTTTTCCAACAGAAACAAGAACATCTTTATCCTTGTCTATAGTTCCTGATAGAATTTTTCCGATGACAACAGCCCCCCTTTCATATGCAGCCTTTCTTTTAACTCTAAATGTAAATAGCATATTAAACAGCTTTATTTAAGAAGCGGTTAAAAATAGTATAAATTACCACAGAACATGCCCTTCATTAGATTGTCCTTTTCCAGATTCTGGCTGTATAAAACTTTTCAAATGGTTTCTTGCCCATTGTGCTTCTTTTATCCAATGTGCTTGCTCTGAACCTGAGGATATTCTTGCTTGATGCTCATACCAATCTACGTCAGCTTGTGTGAAACCTTTAAAGGTTAGGGACTCGACATTGTCCACATTCTCGTCTTCACACAAACTTTTCAGATGGTTCTTTGCCCATTGCGCCTCTTTTATCCAATGTGCCTGCTCTGAACCAGAAGAGATCCTTGCTTGATGCTCGTACCAATCTACGTCAGCTTGTGTAAATCCCTTTAACTCTTTACTAATTTGTGGATGAGATGGAGAAATATTTTGTAAAGCTGTAGATTTCGTGTCTTTAAGGAATGATTCATATGACATTTTTGCAAAATCGGATTTTGCAAAAGCATCTAAACAATTTTCCCATGTAGGCATAATACCTTCTCGTTTCATAGCAGCAGCAACTTGCCGTCCAAAATCTATTGCTTTCAGACGTAAAACTCCTCCAGGATGAGATTCACAAGGTTTGGTGGCTCCCAAAGTCTTTTCAAAATTACTTTTACCCATACCAAGCATTTCTTCTCTTACTCCAACAAAGAAATCTGCACCTAACTCATCAGCCCAGTTCGTATTGCCAAATTCTTTTTGCGTTATACGATGCCCACATTCATGCGTCCAAATCTTGGTCTGATCTTCAAATGAAGTTAGTCCCATATCTTTGAATTGTTGTACATTATATTGAAAGACATCATCATTAACAATGTCTGGGTTGAATGTATAAACACCGATACTATCGCCTTCTTGCATAGGGATATCGTTCATACCAAAGAAGTTGCATGCACTATGTGCGGCAGCTTCTATTTGATATGAAGGAACTTCTGTTGTTGATGTTTTCAAAAAGTCAGGGCATACATCCTTCATAAACTTATCCCCAACAACTTCTGCAACTTCACCAGCTTTTTCCATTACAGAAGAAAACAATGATGTTATTGGATCCATTTCCTATTATCTTTTAAGTTCAACATATTGCTGTAGCCAATTATCATAAAAATTAGTTTTATTCATAATGCTACATCCTTTTATATACATATTGAGGAAAGTTTCTATATTAGAACTATCAATACCATCTATTTTTTTTAATTTATTTTCAATTGTATAATTAAACTCTTCTATATTATTCAATTTAGAAGCGTGTAGAAAAATTTTTTCACCTACATATAAAACAAATATTCTTGGTACTAAAGTTTGTGCATCTAAATTGTCATCTTGTAACAACGTTATAATCTTTACGAGAGAAGAACCACTTACCCCTGATTTTTCTAAATTATCAACAAAAGAGTCAAATTTAGGTATATCCACATAAGAAGAATATAAATCCTTTATAACATTCTCTTGAAAGTTGTTGTTACTATCTGGTATAACGTATTCAAAAGGTTTTATGTCCTCAAAATAATCAATAGTGCATTCTACGGGTTCTTCCCAACCTTTTTGATAGACTACGGCATCACCAGTTTTTAATTTTGACAGTTCATTTGACTGCTCTTCTGTTAGTCCTATGGAATGTGCTGAAATTTCTCTATCAGACTTATTCGGGAGATTCATTACAATTTTTGTGTTGGTATTGCTTATTGCAGATCTGTCCAATAAAGATGGTGATTGGTCTGCTATAATAAAACTCTCTCCATAAGTTCTCATTTCTGCGATAGCAGCAGACAGCATTTCTACAGACTTTCCTGCTAAATTAGAACTTTCTTGTGATTGTACATTTGAAGTAGCATGTAATAAATTATGAGCTTCTTCCAAAACTGTGACATGTCGTAATGGAAGATTCATACCCTTATTTTCTGACAATCTAAATTCATTTAGTTTTATTAATAGTATTCCCATAATTAAAGATTTTGTTTCAGCAGAACCAACTCTGCTCAAATCTATTATGACATTACTATTAAATAGCTCTTCATCATCTATTGGCTTGTTTTTGAAAATATTTCCAACAATGCCACTGTTCAAAGATTGTAATCTTGTTTCTAATGCACCTTTGTAATCTCCTTTAGTATCAGATGAGTATTCTGATTCATTCACATAATTTGAAAGTTCTCTTTTTACATCTTCAAATGTTGGAAACACATTATATGGAGCAATAGACTGAACCAAATCCCAACCACACGACTCATATGCTCTGCAAATCGCTTCTTTAAGGACTGCTGGCATAGCAGCATACATAGGCCAACAAGCATTAAATATGTCTATCAATCTATCGATATGTTCCTCTATATGTACATTAGAAGGGAAACTAAATGGATTAAGTTTTATCTGTTCAGATATTTTAGGGTTGGTTCCATAAACTTTAACATCCTCATATCCTCCGAATACATTTTTATATTCCCCTTTTGCAGGTTCTATTATTAAGAAATGCTTGCCTTTTTCTCTTAGCTTTGATAATATCAAATAAATGGTATTGGATTTACCACTACCTGTAGTACCTGTAACAAAAACATGGGAGGTTAACAATTCCTCATCTAATTTTACATTGTTGCCCTTTTCTTTGCAGCCTAGGTGTAACATCGTACCAATTTGAATTGTAGATTTTGGCATTGATGAAGAAATTACATTCCTTCCAAATCCTGCTTGTTCTTTAACAAGAATTCCAGGGACGCTGCTCATAGGTAAAGACATTCCTATTGCCAACTCGAAAGAATTAATTTCTGTTGTTTGTGGACAATTTGAGGTATTAGCAAAAGATGGATGCTTGAAGTGTTGAAGATAATCTAATGCGACAGAGGACTCTTCGTGATTCCAAGAATATGTGTTTATCCCATCAACATTTAGGTTCGTACCACATATCAAACCTTTATAGATGCAAGCTAAGATATATGATGTTGTTTGGGTGTCTGCTAAAAAATATGTAGAAAAAGACCAATTTCCATAAGTCTCAGCCCCATAAGTTCTTTCTATTCTTTTTTCTATATTTTTCAGTTCCTCTTTTACTTTTTTATCTTCTTCTTTAAATTGTATAGATTTACCTGAATTCTTATTTTTCCCATTAGTCGTAGCAGAACTTTCCGATTTACCCAAAGTTGATGACTTGGAATTTGTAGTTGTAGTTCCACTCGTATCACTTGTTCCTGTAGTATTTGATTCGCCAGAATTAACTCCTGCAAAAAACGCTACAGAACTACCATCCGACTTTGATTTTGAGCCATTGTCAGTATGACTACAATTTGTTCCATTAGAGTTTCCATTAGTTGAAGATTCTGTTGTGGATTTTGTTATTGTAGTTGATTCTTGTTCTCCAAAATTCTCCGTGTTGGTTGTTGTTTTTTCTGCTTGGCCAGAGAGCTGACTATATTTATTGGCAAGGTCATTTCTTTTAGATTTTACAGATTCTACACCTTTATTTTCAGCTAAAAGTACAATTACAAATGACGGAATGTTTGATGTTGAATTTATTAATTTCTCAATACCTTGGACAAAACCTTCTTTTTTCTCGTTTTTTAGAGATGGTACTCCTGAGGTATATGAAACATAATAGTCTTCATTCTTTGAAAAAGAAAAGTCTGTAGCAACATAAGAAATGCCTGGAAGACAACCATAAAGTCCTCGTTGCAAAAGATATTTAGATATGTAGTTTTTCAGACCTTTTTTGTCTCTTACTCCTAAGTATAGTTGTATTAATCCATCTTTTTCTTTTTGGATAACTATGGTGATTGTTTCTGCAGTTTCATGAAGCGCAGTATAGATAATGGAAAGGTTATCCAAAATCAGTCCTGTCTTCTCCGTTACAATCTTCTCAATCTTTATCCACGACATATGCACCATAGAATCTAATTCTATTGGTGGCATATGTTCTTCTGTCACTTTAGAACTATTTATTTGAGCTTCAGACTTGGGCTCTTCTGAACATACCACATCATTGCAACAAGGTGGTATATTTTCGTGAGCTGTAGGCTTGGCACCATACATTTTGCCAAATTCTTCGAGTTTACCCATAATCCTTTTATTTATATTTTACAAGTAATGAATTTGAGAAGGCTTCAGCATCTGCAGCCCATTTTAATGCAATTTCTTCAACGGACGCTATATAGAAATTTATCTTATTTTGAAGTTCTTTCTCTTTTTGAAGATTTATGCTTCTTTTTATCTCTTGTTGATTGTTGTGCTCATATATTCCATAAGCAATAGCCAAAGATTCAGCGAGCAACGCCCAAATTTTCAACCCTGATACAAGTAAAATAAAAGACATAGCTGTTCCTACTCCAACTATTTGAACTTCTTTCTTCTTAACAATTTCACGTAAAGACACCCCTTCTTGTTGTTCTGGCTCATTATCCTCGTTATATAAATATTACTTTTGTAATATATTGATAATCAAATAATTATCTTTGCTTAAATTTTGTTTGCTGAAAATTTGCAGCAGTCTATTTATATCAGCACGCCCAGACAATAACCGAGCGTGCCGAATATAGATAGCTTATTTCAATTGTTTTTTACCTTTGCTGATTACGATACCTTTAGCGTTTTCACCCACCTCAATGCCATTTAAGTTGTATCTTTTTGTATCAGCTTTAGAAGTGTCCACGGAAACGTTTTCTATACCGTCAGTGTCAGACTTACGTAACTCGATCCATCCCTTTTCATCGTAGGTAGAAAGATGCAACAAGCCATTATCAAACATCGTAACCACGAAATTAACAACGCTTTCGCTATTCCATGGAAGCAAATGCAAAATGTATTTTCCGGTTTGTGAACAACTCAACCAATAGCCCTTAAACATCCAATCATTATTAGGAAAATAGAAACGTGTATAATTGCCGTCCTTTAGTTCCAGATACTTAGGTGTGTTACCTAAACGATACTCAAACGGAAAATTGGAGAAAGAGCCACCAAAGCCGTAAACGTCCCATTTGCCCTGTATCTCTATTTCATCCAAATTGTTGATTTGCGCATTTGCGCTCATTGCAAGCATAAGCAGCAATGTAGTTAATATCTTTTTCATACCTTATTATATTCTTAATAGTCCTACAACTTTATAAATACCGAACACATCGGCTTTACAAACCTCAAAGTCTGGATATTCAGGATTGAATGAAACACACTTAAAGTTATCACCATTATCATACAAGCGTTTAAGTACAGCACCGTCCCGAGTATCAAGAACATAGGTTTTACCCCATTCTATAACATCACAAACCTTTCTTATTGCTATTTCGTCGCCGCCCTCAAATTTTGGCTCCATTGAATCACCCTTAACAATCATTGTGCAGTCGTATGGTGGGAAAGCCTTAATAATCGGCATTTGTTCACAATCACTTGATTTGATACTATCACTAAAGCCTGTAAGAAGTCCGGCAACAACCGCCATGGGAATACGTGGGCGTGTCTCGTTGTTTTGCTCCAGTTCGGGCACGCTTTCACGTGCATACACGTCCCCCACACCATCCATAAGCCATTTGAGGTTTATGTTATAAGCATGAGCAATCTTTTTTAGGGTATCAACCGTTATGGTTTGTTGCCCCTTTAGCATCTTACTAAACCCTGATGGGTCTATACCAGCCCCCTTTGCAAAGGTGGTTGGTTTGGTTAGTGCATCATATTCGATGTAATCACTAAGTCGTTTGATAAGGTCTTTTTGTTCCATTTTATGCAAATTTCCTTTAATTTCCATTAAATACCATTAATTATAAACGAAAATAATTGGTAATTCTTGGAAATTCCAATTATTACCAATATCTTTGCACTCGAAATAAGTAAGTAACTAACCTTACGAGTACAAGAAAGGCTGTCGGACATTTTGCCCAACATACCATAAACCCAACTGCAAATATACGGCAGTTTTTCTTTTCCTCCAAAGGTATAAGTAACTAAGTAAGTAATTTTAATAAAATTTATACTTTTATGGCAGACGAAACAGGAAAAGCAATCAAATTGACACGTGACGATTTGCGGTCAATTGATGTAGGAAAGACGAAAACGTTTTACCTACCTGATGCGAAAGCGTGCGACAACGGCAAGGCTTTAACGTATCAATTTCAAAATTTGATGGGCTGCAAGTTCAGCGTTAAAACGGACTATACAGCCAATACACTAACCATCACACGTAACGCTATATGATTATCACCAAACCCGAAGTAGAGCCAGACGGTTTGTATAACCAAGGGCAAGCAGCCAAAGCGTTGCACGTGGATCGGCACACCGTCGCCCGGTACGCTAACGATGGGCTTATTAAGTTCAGAGTTAGGAAAGCCGGAAAAGGCTTAATCACTACGGGGGCGGAAATAATCAAGTGTTGGAAATCAATGTATCTTTAAAAATTAAGCCGTATGAAAAAAGTAATGAAGAATTGGCGTTATTGGCTGATGGTGGTTATCGGCTTTATCGCTCTTTTTAATCTGATTGGGATGCCACACAATGATAACCCCAACTATTGGGAGTTAGTGATCTATTCCAAGTTTACAGCCGTAGCACTCGCATATTTTGACATACGTTTGTATGTATGGTTTGCGAAGCACAGAAAGATAGATGAGCTATTGGAGTACATCAACGAAGATAAATAACATCATTAATCATATACAAAGATGAAAACAGATTTTAGTATTAACGTACAGGTCAATTTGGGTGTAACACCCGAGATCGTGGCTTTGGTAAATGCCATTTTGTGCCACCGACCAACAGTTGCGCCGACCGCCGAGGAAGCACTCGACGGAAACGGACATGTAGATAACAAGCCAGAGGACACCACCCCGGCACAGCCTCAACAGCCTACTAACAAGCGAGGCAGAAAGAAGAAAGAGGATGCAGCCGCCGACAAGCCGGAGCCTACCAAGGAGCCAGCCGGAGACGAACAGCAGGAGGCAGCAGCCAACGAAGCCGATGCCAACGGTGAGCAGGTAGCCAAGCAGGAAGAAGCCAAAGCCGAGGAAGCCGCCCCACAGAATGAGGGCCAGGCCAAAGCAGAGGCAGAGCAGAAGCCATTAACCGCCGAAGACGTTAGGGCAGCTATGCACAAGACACGCCAACGTATCGAGGGCGAAGACTACAAGGAGAACACCAACGGCGATCTATACAAGAAGTACCATAAGCCATTAACGGCACAGTTCAAAAACATAGCCGCTTTGTTGGGTGCTGAAAAACCGAGTGCTTTGCCACCTGATAAGATTGCAAATTTCATTGAGCAATGCAACTGTTTGCAGATAATGGAAGATGGCACGATCGGTTCAAATCGCCCATTTTAGTAACAACATTTAATCATATACAATTATGGCAGGTAAACACGCTTTATTATCACCAAGTGCGGCGCATCGTTGGATGAATTGTACCGCCGCCCCACTTCTGGAGAAAGACGTGGAGGACAAGGGCAGCACCTTTGCAGAGGAGGGAACGTTAGCCCACGCCTATTGCGCCAAGAAACTGAAAGAGTTTTTGGGTTTGTCGGTGGATGAGGAAAAAGCCGAGATAGCGCAGTTAGACGAGCAGTACCACAGTGGCGAAATGGACGAGTACACCGATACGTACAAGACTATCGTACTGGAGAAGTTCAACGCCGCCCGAGCTAAGACCAAGGACGCACAATTGTTGGTTGAGGTCAAGTTAGATTTTAATCACTATGTGCCTGATGCTTTCGGCACGTCGGACGCTATCATTATCGCCGATGGTGTGATGGAGGTTATCGACTTTAAGTATGGCAAAGGCGTAAAAGTGTCAGCCGTGGAAAATCCACAAATGATGATTTACGCTTTGGGTGCATGGGACTTATTTAACTTTGAGTACGACATACGTAAGGTACGCATGACTATCGTACAACCACGTATTGATAATCTTTCGGAGTTTGAGTTGGATGCCGCCGACCTCATTAATTGGGCAGTCGATGAGCTGCAACCAAAAGCCAACGAAGCCTATGCCGGAGGTAAGCAAAAGCCGGGCAATTGGTGTCAGTTCTGCAAGGTTAAGGCAAACTGCAAAGCCCTATCGTCTATGTGTATCGAGGCACAGCAAGCCAACCCAGACCCACGTAAGATTAGCAAGGAAGTAATGGAAAGCACTATACTACCTTTGCTATCAACGTTCAAAACGTGGCTAACTGGAGTTGAGGAGTATAGTTTGGAACAGGCGTTAAGTGGTGTGCAGTACCAAGGTTTCAAAATTGTTGAGGGGCGCAGTATCAGAAAGATAACAAACCCAACCGCCGTGATGGAACTTTTAGGCAAAGAGGGCTTTGCAAAAGAAGCCTACATTAAACCTACCGAGCTACGAAGTATTACCGATTTGGAGAAGCTCATTGGTAAGAAACGCTTTGGTGCAATTTGCGCCGAGTACATCAACAAGCCACAAGGCAAACCAACGTTAGTGCCTGAATCAGATAAACGCCCGGCGTTTAATCAGGCAGCAGACGATTTTAAAGACATTTAAGTTTAACATTTTAAATTCATACAATTATGATAGACCCTAAAGTAGTTAATGACACTAAGGTAATCTTTGGCCCATGCCGCCTTAGTTACACCCACGTATTTGAGAAGTACATCCCAGAAGATGGCGGAGAAGGCAAGTATATGACTAGCGTTTTAATTCCGAAGTCTGAAAAGAAGACTATCGAAGCAATCAAAAAGGCGATTGAGGCAGCTAAGAAAGCCGCTATCGTAGCAAAGTGGGGAGGCAAAGAGCCTAAAAAACTTGATATGGCTTTGCGTGACGGTGACGAAAAGGACGATGAGGTTTACGAAGACCACTACTATGTGAATGCCAAGAGCAACACACGCCCAGGCGTAGTTGATCGAAAGAAAGTGCCTATCGTGGACGAAGAAGAAGTTTACAGCGGCGTTTGGGCGATTGTGTCGGTAACTTTCTACGGCTACGACGTAAACGGTAACAAGGGCGTAGCGTGTGGCCTCAACAACGTTATGAAGTTCAAAGACGACGACCATTTTGGCGGCAGAGTATCAGCCGAAAGCGACTTTGGCGATTTGGACGGCATCGACGACGAGGACGACGACGATTTGTAAAGTGCTTTTTTCTCTACGATAAAATGTTAATGTAGTAGCCCCCGGCGGTGGAAAGATGAAGCCGCCGGGGTAATCAAACAACAAAGCGTATGAAAGAATTAGGCATAGACATCGAAACATATAGTAGCAACGACCTAACCGAGTGTGGCGTTTACAAGTACGTGGAAGCCGAAGACTTTACCATATTGCTTTTTGGGTATAGCGTGGACGGTGGTCCGGCGAAATGTGTGGACTTTGCAAGCGGCGAAACTTTGCCGCCGGACATCAAAGCAGCATTAACCGACCCCGAGGTAATAAAGACCGCTTTCAATGCAGCTTTTGAGCGTATTTGTATCGGCGTGTATTTAGGCATCAAAGGGCGATTAGACCCGAGACAATGGCGGTGTACGATGGTAAGAGCCGCCCGAATGGGTTTGCCGCTTTCGTTGGCTCAATGTGGTGAGGTGCTTAAACTGGAAGACAGAAAGATGACAGAGGGTAAAGCCCTGATAAGATACTTTAGTGTTCCGAACAAGCAAACCAAACAGGGCATAACAAAGATGATCCGACACAAGCCGAGCGATGCGCCCGACAAATGGGCGACGTTCAAAGCCTACAATATCCGAGACGTGGACGTGGAGCAAGCCATCTTAAAAAAGGTCAGGAGATTGGAAGCACCAGAGTTTGACGAAAAGTTGTATGTAGCCGATCAGCACATTAACGACCGTGGCGTGATGATAGACAATGTATTGGTAAACAATGCCGCCCGATTTGATGAGCTATACAAAGATGAGCTATTTGCAGAAGCCCGAAAACTTACAGGCATGAGTAACCCCAATAGCCCCGGACAGATTAAACAATACATATCCGAGAACACCGGGTTTACTATTGATAGCCTCAACAAAAAGAATTTGGACGACTACGAGGTACAATTTAAGTATTGGCCCAAGGTGCAGAAAGTTTTGGCTTTGCGTAGGGAAATGGGTAAGACTTCTAACAAGAAGTACACGACGATGCAAAAATGTGTCTGCAAGGATGACCGAGTACATGGCTTGTTGCAGTTTTGCGGTGCAGCACGTACAGGCAGATGGGCAGGGCGTTTGGTGCAATTGCAGAACCTACCACAAAATCATTTGGAGGATTTGGACGATGCACGCTATTTGGTTAAGCAGGGTGATTTGGAAGAGTTTGAAATGAACTACGGAAACGTTACCCAAGTACTTAGCGAGTTGATACGTACCGCTTTCATAGCCAAGCCCGGTTGCACGTTCCACGTATGCGACTTTTCAGCGATCGAGGCACGTGTGATAGCATGGATAGCCGGGGAAACATGGGTATTGGACGCTTTCAGAGCAGGGCACGACATCTATTGTGAGACGGCAAGCAAAATGTTTGGTGTGCCAGTTCAGAAACATGGCCCAAACGGAGATTTGAGACCGAAAGGCAAAGTAGCCGTTTTGGGTTTGGGCTACGGCGGTGGTGTATCAGCATTGGAAGCGATGGGCGGTAAGAAGTTAGGTTTAACAGAATCCGAGGAAAAAGACATCGTGAACAAATGGCGAGACAGCAACCCACATATCGTTAAATTGTGGCGTACAGTCGAGAAAGCTGCTATCACAGCCATTAAGACCGGAAAAAGCGTGCAGATACAACGAGGCATTATTATTAGTTATCGTTGGGGTATGTTGCTAATTACCCTACCAAGTGGCAGGACTATTTGTTACCCACGTACAGAGGTTGGAATCGAGACAAACGACGGTTGGCGAGGCGACCACGAAATTATCGAGTATGAGGGCTTAAACCAAAAAACGAAGAAGTGGGGAAAGTTGAGAACCTACGGCGGTAAGCTAACCGAGAACATCGTACAGGCTACGGCACGTGACATATTGGGTTGTGTGATACTTAGAGCCGAGCAACGAGGGTTAAACGTAGTTTTCCATATACACGATGAAATCATCGTTGAGGCTACGAAAGACCAGACGTTACCGATGGTTGAGGCTTTGTTTAGTGAGCCTATACCGTGGTGCAAAGATTTGCCGCTCAAAGGTGCAGGGTACACCACCCCATATTATCTAAAAGATTAAACAATATAAAGCATATACAAAAATGGAGATACAGACAAGTAAGGCACTATCAGACGTGCAGCAATTCAGATACGAGTTATTACAATGGTGTGGCAACGTGGAAGATGCGGAGAAAGCCAATACCTTTGTGATGGGTAAGGATGAAAAGCCAGTACAGGCGCAGTTACCAAAATCCGGCAATATGGAGGACGGCATCTATTTGGTACACGCCGACGGCAAAGCAACTTTGTTTGAACTGGAGTACACCAAAGACGACAACATGGATAGCGAGGTAGTAGCTATCGGTTTGAAGATGGGTAGCTTTGGCATTAAGATAGCTTTGCACGATGAGGCTAACGGCGATGGTATCACGCTAACAACAAAGGCAAATGGCGACGAAGAAAACGACCAAGCCTACTATATCGACAACTACGACGATGCAGTAGCAGACATGGACGGAGCGAGAAACACCAACCATTTGCGTAATATCCTGAATCCACAGATAAAGTTAGCCGATGATTGGTATATACCATCTTTGGGCGAGTTATACCGTATCTTTATCAACAAAAAGGCTATCAATGCAGCTTTGGAGTTTGCCAAGGGCGATAAACTGCAAGACCGTTGGTATTGGACTTCTACCGAGGGCAGTGCTTCCAGCGCATGGCGTCTGGGCCTCGGCGGCGGTAGTGCGAGCTATTGGCTCGCTAAGGCCAGCTACACGGGCAGAGTTAGGGCAGTGTCAGCATTTATTTTTTAGCCCTTAATATTTTAGTTTTTAATCTTTAGCACGGCGAAAGCCGTGCCATTATTCACATATACCGCCAATTATGAAAAAGATGTACTGCAAAACATGCCTATCATACGATCCTGATGAAGACAAACCCAGCTATGGAGTTTGCCATCTATCAGAGTGTGAAGTTTGCGAACAGTGCCCCGGTTGCATAGATTGGCGGTATTTTAAGATTTGGTTTAGTTAGTTATGAACAGTACAGCGTATCAAAAGAGAAAGCCACTTAACTTTGACAAAAAGTTGCAACATAGTATCGAGTTATTACAGAAGTCGGAAAAGTTGGCTTTGCGTTATTCAGATAAGGGGTTTTATTTGGCATTTAGGGGGGGCATATCCACGCTACAAGGCTTTAATATTGCGTACCATACACCGATTAAGAGAAAACGGCTATATGAATCATTATACCGACCTAACAGACGAGGAGGTTTTTAATTGGTGGACTTCTAAGCAGGGCATTAAACATTGGTATTGTGAGCATAAATTACAGGGCAATTTGTTCGATGATTTATAAACCAAAATACCGATCATCTTAAAAAGTAAAACAATATGGCAAAAGATTTCAAATACATAAGGTTTATGGTATTTAAGGCAAGCAACATTAAATACCTATTCGAGCAGTTGGACGATGAGCCACGACCATTTGAGTTAGTGGTACACCCACCAATAGGCAAAATCGGTGTGCGCCCGGTTACTATCAAGGCGAGCACCGATGAAGATGCTAAGTACTTTAAAGGTATCTTAGATAAGTTATCGTATGAATCTTTAGAAAGATTGGCACATGGTACAGATAAAGTTAAACAATGATTTCCCGATCGACATAGCAACAGCCCATAGCCGTATAGCAAAGAAATGGAAGAACAAAGCGACCACATGGGCGAAGTTGGTAGAGCGATGCAGCGAAACAAAGCGAACCACGGAAAGCGTAAGTGAGTACGCCAAGATGAGCAGGGAGGAACAAAGCAGCATCAAGGACGTAGGCGGTTTTGTCGGTGGCTACCTATCAGGTGGAACACGAAAGACCGCTAACGTGATGTGGCGAAGTATTGCCACACTTGATATTGACTACGGTACACCGGACCTTTGGGATGAGTTCACACTAAACTTTGATTTTGCGGCGATGCTTTACAGCACACACAAGCACACGCCGGAAAACCCACGCTATCGTTTAGTGTTCCCATTGAGCCGTCAGGTACGCCCAGATGAGTACGAGCCGCTTTGCAGGATGATAGCAAGCAAACTTAATATCGAGGTGTTCGACGATACCACCTATCAGTTAGCGAGATTGTTTTATTATCCATCTACAAGCAGAGACGGCGAATATGTGTTTGAGTACCAAGACGGCAAGGCGTGCAACGTTGATGAGTTCTTAAAGCAGTATCACGACTATAAAGATGTGGCACTATGGCCAGTATCGAGCCGAGAGGGTGACATCATCGTACACGAATTGAAAAAGGTAGGTGATCCGACCGAAAAGCCCGGCTTAATTGGTGCTTTTTGCCGTGCCTATTCAATAGAGGATGCAATCGACACGTTTCTACCTGATGTGTACGAGAAGACCGCCCACGATGGGCGATACACCTACATTAATGGCAGCGTGGCGGCAGGTTTGGTTTGCTATGAGGGTAAGTTTGCATACAGCAACCACGAAACGGACCCGGCAAGTAAGCAGCTTTGCAACGCTTTCGACCTTTGCCGAATACATCTATTTGGTGTGCAGGATGAGGGCACGAAGATAACAGACAACACACGTTTACCGTCGTACCTGAAAATGCAGGATTTCGTAGCAAAAGACAAAAAGGTAAGAATCTTACTTACTAAGGAACGACAGGGCCAGGCCGATGATGATTTTGCCGACATCGAAACAGAGGAAGCCGGGGACAGCGCAGTATCTGAAAATACAGATAAGTGGATGGCTGAATTAGACTTTGACAAGAAAGGCAGCATCAAATCAACAGCAAGCAATATTATTGCTATTCTGGAGAACGACCCAAGGTTGAAAAACCATATATGGCAAAATCTGTTTAATGGGTTTAACTACATAACAGGTGGTTTGCCGTGGAACGCCGAGGCGACACAATGGGGTAATACTGATGATGCAAATCTAAGAATCTACTTAGATGAGAAGTACGGAGTAACTGGAAAGGACAAAATTAAAGATGCTTTGGTAGCAGTCGTTACACGTCACAGAGTACACCCAATACGTGATTACCTCAATAGTCTAACGTGGGATGGCGTGCCACGCTTAGACCGCCTAATTATCGACTACGTGGGTGCAGAAGATAATGAGCTAAACAGAGCTATGACACGTAAACACTTTACGGCGGCAGTAGCCCGAGTAATGAACCCAGGGTGCAAATATGATTATTGCCTGATTATTGCCGGAGCCGAGGGTATCGGTAAATCGACGCTTCTCAATGTGATGGGTGGCGATTGGTTTAGCGATAGTTTGGTGACGATGGAGGGTACAAAAGGCATGGAGCAAGCCCGGAACGGTTGGGTTATCGAGTTACCGGAGTTGGGCAGTATCAAGCGGTCAGACGTTGAGCAGGTGAAAGCCTACATAAGCCGTCAGAATGATATGTACCGCCCGGCATACGGTAGCGTGATGGAATCACACCCGAGACAATGCGTTTTTTGTGGTACGACCAACGAAACATATTTTTTAAAGGGCGAGACCGGAAACCGCCGCTTTTGGGTAATGAGTGTAAACCCAGAGCTACGTAAGCATGGAGACCCACGCCAAGCAATCGAGGCAGACCGTAACCAGTTATGGGCCGAAGCCGTGCAACGCTATAAGGACGGCGAAAAGTTGTATCTTAGCGAGGCTTTGGAAGCGGAAGCCCGAAAGCGTCAGGGTGAGTTCAACGATAATCAGGAAGACCCATTACCGGGAATGATACAGGCATACTTAGATATGAAGTTGCCGACCGACTGGAGTACATGGGACTTAAACCGCCGACGTGCCTACATTAAGAACCCCGACCCACTGGATGAGACAGGAACGGAAACACGTACCAAAGTATGTGCCGCCGAATTTCTCAGTGAGGTTTTGGGGCGTGATGTTGGCAGCAAAGATTATAAGTATGAAGCCCGAAAGGTTAATAAAGTCTTAGACGAATTAGGTTGGCAAAAACGCCCTACTTTGACGTTTCCGATATATGGCAAGCAAAGGGCATTTGTCAGACCAATAGAGGAAGACGATAGTAACCTTTAAGAGCAACAAAGTAGAATGTTGCTACAATGTTGCTCTAAGGCTGAATTTGAAAAAGACAATTGTAAAATGAGCAACAACAACAAAAAGGAAAATACTTTGTTGCTTACTTTGTTGCTTTCTAAAGTACTGATAATCAATATATAACTATATATAGCAACAATAACAACATAAAAAGTAGTATAAGTTGTAGTATATAGTTATATACTATAAAATACCTATATATAGGGTATTAAGTATATCTATATAGAATGTTGAAAATAGAATGTTGCTCTAAGGAGTAAGGAAATATGAAGAAGTTGGAAGCAATAACACGCCACGCCGAGGTATCGGAAAAGGCGATAGAAAAATATTTGGTGCAAGAGGTGAAAGCCATTGGCGGCCTTTGCCTCAAATACTCAAATGCAAACATGGTGGGTTATCCTGATAGAGTGGTATGCCTACATGGTGGTAAGGTTGTTTGGGTGGAGTTGAAAAGTAAAGGCAAGAAGCCAACGAAGATACAAACCATAAGACAAAATGAGTTGGTAAGCATGGGCCACGAAGTCTATACAATCGACAACAAACAGACGATCGACGAGTTAATTAAAGTTTGGAGGGCAGAACAATGAAGTACAGACCATACGAGTATCAGAAAACAGCGATGCAGTGGATATTGGACCACCCACGATGCGGTTTGTTTCTTGATATGGGTTTAGGTAAGACGGTAAGCACACTTACAGCCATACAACAATTGATGGATGATTGCGAGGTAAGCCGTACTTTGGTGGTAGCACCGAAAAAGGTAGCCGAAACAACATGGACTACCGAGGCCGAAAAGTGGGATCATCTGCAAAGTCTGAGAGTGGCAAAGGTGATGGGCACAGAGAAGCAGCGTAATTTGGCGTTGGCATCTAAAGCGGACATCTACGTTATCGGGCGTGATAGTTTCGTTTGGTTAGTTGGTAAGTATGGCGGTCAGTTGCCATTTGATGTGTTGGTGATTGATGAGCTAACGAGTTTCAAATCTTCTAAGTCAAACCGATTTAAGGCGATGCGTACAGCCATACCAACAGTTAATCGAGTTATCGGACTTACAGGAACGCCCGCACCTAACGGACTGATAGACCTATGGGCACAAATGTACTGTATTGACATGGGCGAGCGTTTGGGCAAGAGTGTAACGAAGTATCGTGAAACCTACTTTGAGACCCATAAGTGGAACAACGTAATAGTACGTTGCGACATCAAAAAAGGGTGCGAGGACGTTATCAAAAACAAGATTTCTGATATTTGTCTATCAATGCAAGCGAAAGACTATTTGCAGTTGCCGGACATGATCACCCACGAAACCAAACTTACTTTGTCACCAAAGGTGATGGAGGCATACAACAAGTTTGAGAAAGAAAAGGTTTTGGAGTTTACCGAATTGCATACCGGAGAAAATGCCAATATCTTAGCGAATAGTGCCGCCGGGCTGATGAATAAGTTAAGCCAGTTTGCCAACGGTGCAATATACGATGAGGCCAAGGACGTACACGAAATACACGATGAGAAGTTGGATAAGTTAGCCGAGATTGTGGAAGCTGCAAACGGTAATCATGTGTTAGTCTTCTATCAGTTCAAGCATGATGTAACACGTATCACCAAGAAACTGAAAGGCTATATCGTTAAGTCATACGAGGGCGAAAAGGAGTTGAAAGAGTGGAACGCCGGAAAGATAGACGTACTATTGGCCCACCCTATGAGCACGGCGTTTGGCTTGAATATGCAGCAAGGTGGGCACTATATCGTATGGTTTGGTACAGGTTGGAATCTGGAGTTATACCAACAAGCTAACGCACGATTACACCGACAGGGGCAGCAGTACCCAGTACAGGTGTATAAGTTGATTTGTGCCAACACCGTAGATGAGAGAGCCAACACGGCATTAAGCGGTAAGCAGGGCGTACAGCGATCTTTGTTGGATAGCCTCAACTATTTGGTAAGGAAGTATCACACAACAATAGACATCAAAGACGAATATTAGAGTATGGCAAAGGATAAAGATTACATAAGGCTGATACATACAGCCAAGTGGCTACGATTGAGACGTGATAAACTCAATGATACGCCACTATGCGAGAGGTGCGAGGAATTGGGCAGAGTGGCAGCAGCCACCGAGGTACACCACGTTATCCCGGTTGAGGACGGACTAACGAAGCAGGAAAAAGAACGCCTGATGTTTGATTACTTTAACCTCAAAGCCCTATGCCATGAGTGCCACGTTAAGGTACATACGGATATGGGCAGGTGTGGCAAAGTTCAAGCAAAGAACCGAGCCAAAGAGCACCTGAAAAGATTTGTGAATAAATTTTTGAAATGAGGTTGCAAGGTGAGACCCGGGGGCCTATTTTTTAATGGGGTGCACCCCCCGGTTAAACCTCACCAACCCCCTTTTCCACACGTGAGCCGATTTTTGGGCCGTGGGGGATTTGCCCAGATGCAAAGCCCCGGCATAGTTGGCACGATATAAAAACGCCCACGTGTGTAGGTTAATAATAAAAAGCAATATTTATGAAGTTTGGAAACCAAGATGGCACAGGCTTTGGATTTGGCAGCTTTGGAACAGGTCAGACCCAAGCCCCCCCACCCGATGAGGTGGAGCCGGAAGAAACCACAGCCGAGACAACCGCCCAGGCAAAGCGAGCGCACAGACGTACAAAGGAGTGTACCGAGTTATCACAACGCTACGAGTACCGCCGGGCATTTAGTGAGGTCAAGTTATTGGAGGCAATGCAGTACGTCAAGCTGCAAGACCATACCACCTACAATTTTATCACCGCCGGGGACGTCGATAGCCTTAGTTACCTGAAAGTGGTGCTTAATCAGCATGATTTGGACTATTGTTTGTTATCTACATGGTGCATGGCGGCAGAGGATATTTTGCAGGTACGGCAATGGTACGAGCAAGGGCGCATTAAGAAACTTGATATGTATTTGGGCGAGATATTCCCGGGCAGCTATAAGATTGAATGGCAGATGGTACAAAAGTTCTATCAGGACCACCCAGAGGCAGGACGTGCCGCAGTATTCAAGAACCACAGCAAGATATACGCAGGGTGCAACTACGATGAGGGCTTTTATTTCGGCATACAAACAAGCGCAAACATTAACACTAACCCAAGAACGGAGCAGGGAAGTATAACAGTTGATAAGGGACTGTTTGAGTTTTACAAAGACTACTTCGACGGCATCCGCTCATTTGAAAAGTAACGCAGCATGGAAGAAAAGAAACAAAAGTTTTTGGAGGCTTTGGCGCAGGGCTACGGCATCATAGCCACGGCGTGCGAGGCGATAGGCATAGGGCGCAGTACTTATTACCGATGGTACAATGCCGACCCAGAGTTTAAGGAGAAAGTGGACGAGATCACCGAGACGCAGGTAGATTTTGTAGAAAGTAAGTTGATGCAGTCGATAAACGCCAATGACACAACGGCTATTATCTTCTACCTGAAGACAAAGGGCAAGAAACGTGGTTACAGCGACAAGGCGCAGCCAAAGACCGCCGACCCATTGCCAGTTAGCCAGACTTTGCCGGAGCCATCCATCGAGGAAGACAACAAGAAGATAGCCGCCAAGATTAAGAGCAAAAAAGCGTATATCGTGAAATTGCTAAAGAAGCAAGGCAAATATACCGCCGAACTTACATACCAAGTAGATATTACAGCTAAGTTGTTGGTACGTGCCGACATTTTGGGCGATGAGATCATGGCGGACGGACACCAGGCCGTAAACGTGGAGTACAGCCGAGAGGGTAACGAACGCAAGACGATCGACCCGAAAGAAAAGCTATATATCGAGTTGTTGCAGCAGGGGCAGAAAGCGTTAAGGGCTTTGGGCATGAACACCGAGAGCAAGGAGCGAAAAAGCGACAACGACAGTTTTAACGACTTTATGGCAGCGATGCAGGAGGGTGACGAATGACAGAGGAAGAAAAAGACAGATTTCGGCAACTGAAAGCCGAGGTATCGGAGCAGTTGCCGCAGGGGCGCAGTACATACGTCGACCGCTACCGCCGTGCGCTTATTGAAACAGATAAGCGTATCGGCGATTATGTGTTTGGAGTGATAGACCACCCAGACGCACACAACCTGTATGAGATATTGGGAGTAAGACGCTTTTTGCAGATGCTTGATAAATACGACTGGAAGCCCAAGCGAGTAAAGCGTTTTTTCAAGTTCTACGAGGCTTTGCGGTTTAGCGGCATCCGAGGGCGCACACGCTATAAGCTAACCCCGGTGCAAGCCTACCAGTTTGCCAATATCTACGGCTTTGCCCGAGAAGATGGGCGCAGACTGATACGTACCGCCTACCTATTCGTGCCCCGAAAGTTCAGCAAAACGACATCGTGCGCAGCTTTGGCGGTTTATGATATGCTTTTCGGTGATAACAACGCCCAGGCATACGTAGGCGCAAATAGCTACGATCAGGCGAAAATCTGTTTTGATGAGATACGAAACATCATGTTTGATATTGACCCAAAGGAAAAGCACTTTAGGGTTAATCGTGAAAAGATTACTTTCAAGGATCGTGGACGTGATAGCCTCATACAATGTTTGACCGCCAACGCCAAAACCAAAGATGGTTTGTTTGCCTCATTGGTGATAATGGACGAATACGCCCAGGCCAGAAACACGGCAGGTAAGAATGGCGCAGACCTCAAAAACGTATTGACTACCTCAATGGGGCCACGGCGTGAACCGCTAACAATCATTATCACCACGGCAAGCGATGTGGTAGATGGCCCATTTGCCCACGAACTTGACGGAGTGATGGCAGTACTACGAGGTGAGGCAGAAAGCGACACCATGTTTGCATCTATCTTCATGCCTGATGTGGACGATGCAGAGGACAGCCCGGAGACGTGGGCAAAGGTACAGCCGCATTTGGGTATCACGGTGCAACCGGACTACTACGAAAATGAGTATCAGACCGCCCAGTTATCAGCCGAAAATATGTTGGCTTTTCGCACGAAATTGCTTAATATTTTCACGATAAATGCCGAAAAAACGTGGTTTACCCACGAAAAGGCAAAAGAATTATTGGGCAATTTCTGTATAGATCAGGTGCAGGGCCGCCCAGATTGTGCCGTGGCGTTTGATTTGTCGGTGCATGATGATTTCAGCGCAGTATCTTATACCGTGTACCTATCGGGCAATAAGAAGTTTTACACGCATACTGATTACTATTTCCCGGAGGGAGCATTAAAAGGGCATCCCAATGAGCAGCTTTATAGGCTTTGGAATGAAAAAGGGTATCTTATTTTCTGCAAAGGGCAGAAGATAGACACGGCGATGATTACCGAGGACATATTAAGGCGCAGTAAGTTGGTTAATATTATCCGTATCGGCTATGATGCTTACAAGGCGCAGGAGCTAACGAGTATCTTAAAGTCAGTCGGAGCGAGGAACGTGCTAACCCCATTTAGTCAGACCTACGGAAACTTTAACCTACCAGTTGAAAGTTTTGAGATGCTTGCATGGAGTGACCCGGTAAAGATAGAGTTTAACGACAACCCTATTAACGCTTTCTGTTTGGAAAATTGCGTGATAGATACCGACAATCTGGAGAACAAAAAGCCGCTCAAAGTGTCACAATACCGCAAGATAGATGGGGCGATAACAATGCTAATGACTTTAGGTTTGCTATACACATTTGAGAGGTAATTTGCAAGTTTTTAGAACCTAAAAATATTTAATAAAATAATAATTTTACCACTATGCGCCAAGGTGTACCACGATGCACCAAGGCGCATTTTTTTTGCTCATTTTTGCTTTGTATCTTTGGGGCTAAAAAGTATAATTATATATGGGTATTTGGCAAAACATAGTAAAATTTTTCAGCCGTAGCACCGATGCAGAGGGCGCAGTTAGCGAGCCACAGACACCGGGGCCACGTACCGGAGACTATACCCAGTTTTTTAACTTTTTCGGTACAGGCAATACCGCTTTGTCGGTAGCCACTGTTTACCGATGCGTGCAGTTACTTAGCGAAAGTGTAGCTAATTTGCCATTTTTGTATATGAGACTGAAAGACGGCATTTTTGTGGAGGACACGAATAGCCGTTTGCATTATCTTCTAACAGTACAGCCGGACTTTACAAAATCGGCGTTTGACTTCTGGAAAGAAGCCGTAGAAAATGTGTTGTTAGAGGGTAATGCTTACATCGTACCAGTGTACAATAGGGCTACTTTAGAAATAGACCGATTGGTTTTGTGTGGGCGCAATACCGTAAACCACGATGTGTATAACGATACCTACATGATTACCGATACCATCAACGGTATATGTGGGGTTTACGATGAAAGCGAGATCATCCACATTAAGGGGCATACAAGCAACGGCAAGCACGGCGTTAGCGTACTGGAATATGCAAGGCAGACGTTAGACATAGCATTAACCGGAGACCGGGAGACGCTTAAACGATTTGCCAATGGCGGTAATGTTAGGGGTATCGTAAGCAACGATAAGACTACTACCGGGTTTGGCGAGTATCAGGACAAGGAATTGGAGAAGACCGCCGAAAACATAGATAGTCGTTTTCAGAATGGCGAGCGCATAGTTAGTTTGCCCGGACAGGTGGACTTTAAGCAAATTTCGCTTTCTTCTACTGATATGCAGTTTTTGGAGAGCCGCAAGTTTACGGTACGAGACATTTGCCGTTTCTTTGGCGTGCATCCATCTTTTGTTTTTGACGACACAAGCAATAATTACAAATCGGCTGAAATGGCGAATGTGGCGTTTTTGAGTAACACGTTAAACCCACTTTTACGCAATATAGAAAATGAAATGTTGCGTAAGTTAATCGCCCCTACCCTATGTTGCAAACGTAAATTTGAGTTTGACCGCCGGGGACTTTATGCAAGCGATTTGGATAGTAAGGTTAAGTATCAGGCGGCAACGATCGCCGCAGGTATCTATACGGTGAACGATTGGCGCAAGATGGAGAACCGCCCACCTATCGAGGGCGGCGACAAGGTTTTAGTATCGGCAAATCTTAGAGATATTGCCAACGAGACCGAAGTTAATAACGCACCGGAGCCAGAGCCAAAGAAAACTAAAAAGGACGATAAAAATAAAGATGGAGACCAAGACGATGAATAAAGATACAATCATAAGACGGTGTTTGTGTACTCCTACCGAGTTACACGTCAGAGAGGCAGCAGAGGGCGAAGCACCGAGCCGCACAATAACTGGATATGCCATATTGTTTAACGTACCGTCGGCCCCATTGTGGAGCGACGAAGATAGCGAGGCCCGGGAAGTGATAGCCCCGGAAGCCGTTACAAAGGAACTCTTAGACGGCCAAGACATCAAAATGACGATGTTTCACAATCGCCAATTGATTTTGGCAAGAAGCAATAAGGGCGGCGGTACACTTTCGTACACAGTAGATGAAAAGGGCGTGGCTTTTGAGTTTGATGCACCTAATACCGTGGACGGCGACAAGGCTTTGGAATTGGTACGCCGTGGCGACATAAGCGGTTGCAGTTTTGCGTTTTCAACACGCTACTATGATAGCGATTTTGTAGAGCGTCAAAGCAAAGTAGCGGCTAACGGCATTAACAATATTACCTATCGTGTCAAAGCGATTACAGGTATCTTTGACTTTACGTTGGCGGCTGATCCGTATTACCCAGATACGAGCGTGGAGGCAAGAGAGTTTACCGATGAGTTGAAGCGAGAGCAGAAGACCCCGGAGCCTCAACCACAGACAAGCGAGCAGAAAGAAAAAGCGTTAAAGCAGTTGCGTGAAATGCGCCACGCTGCAAAACGCAGTTTAGTATAACATTTAATTTTTAATTTTCAGACATGGACAAAAAGACAAAGAAAACAATTAACGTTCGTGAGCTGATTAACCAGTATCAGCAGAATTGCGACCGCATCACAGAGATTGCGGACGTATGCGAGAAAGAGCAGCGTGAGCGCAACGAGGCAGAGAACACCGAGTTTGAAACCCTCATGCGTGAAAATCAGTTGTTGCAAATGAAGATGCAGGCGGCAACCGCCGAGCATTTGCGTGAAAATCCAAACGCCCAGGAAGACGCAATTAAGATTATCCGTGAAAACGCCGCATCCGGTCAGCGTACCGAAATCATGCTTTTGCGTGATATGATGATGGTGCAGGACGTGGCAAAGGGTGCAATCGTGCCGCTTAACGTTCAGGACATTTTGAAACCTTTGCAGGAGGGCTTTATTTTGGATAAGGTAGGTTTGCCAATGCCAACAGGTTTGGCAGGTGACTTTGTTTGGCCTATGTACGAAATGGTTGAGGCAGAGTTAGCAGGTGAGGGCGCAGAACTTAGCGACACCAAAATACCTTTCAGCAAAATGACCGCCGCACCGGAGCGTATGGGTATTGCCATCCCGGTAACTAACCAGTCGCTCAACCAGTCGCAGGGACTTTTGGAAATGATCGTGCGTGAGGTTATGCCGCTTGCAATCCGTCTTCTTTTGAACAAAATCGTTTGCGGCGTAAATAAGGTTAATGGTGCTACTAATTTGGTAGGCCCATTTGTGGCACTCAAAGACAATCCGGTATTGCTTTCAGCCGTTCCAACCTTTAACGAACTTAACGCCCAGATGAAAGCCGCAGTACTTGAAACAGGTATCGACGGCAGCAACCTTTGTTGGGTAATGACAAAGAGCATGGAGGCGATATTGGAGGGTACACCTATCAACGAAAAGGGTATCTTTTTGCCGATGATCCAAAACGGAAAACTTTGCGGTTTGCCAGTGTACACCTCAAATGTTATCCGTGATACTAAGGTATCGTACCAGAAGTACAGCGGCACAGCGTGGGCGGCAGCAGAAGACTTTGACCCACAGAAGAACACCGCCAAGTTTACCGTAACAAGTGCTGATGAGGTTAAGAACCTTTCGGGCATGAAGTCGGGCGACTACGTTAAGATTATCACAGGTACGGAGTACATCGGTTTGGGTGATTGGCGTTATCAGCCTATGGGTATGTTTGGTACTTTGCGCTTTATCGTCGATCCATACAGCAAGGCACGCAAAGATAGCGTAGATTTCGTGCTCAACACGGACTATGCTACTAAGACAATTCGCTCAGAGGCCTTTAAGTTGGGCAAAGTCGGCGGTAAGAAGTAATCACAATTTATAAAGTTATAACGTTATGGCAGTAGTGAGTTTGGCACTTTTTAAGAAGCACGTAAGGGCTGATGATTTCGCCGATGATGACGAGTATCTGGAGCATCTATTAGATACAGCAGAAAGCGCAGTTATCACGGCGACCAATAGAACCCAAGAGGAATTGGCGCAGATGGGTAATGGGCATGATGTACCTACCCCCATAAAACACGCTATAATGATGTTGGGCGCACATTGGTACAATCAGCGTGAAAGTGTGAGTAGCGTGCAAATGCACGCCGTGCCTGATTCGCTACAAGCCTTAATTAAACCCTATCGGAAATTAGCGGAATGAGAGCAGGAGAAATGAAATATCGTTTGCAGTTGTTGAAGCCTACGGCGACAACAAACGACTACGGCGAGGAAGCGACAACCTACGAGCCTATACGTACCGTATGGGCAGAGAGGAAGAAGCAGAGCGGAAACCGTAGCGAGGAAGTGGGCGAACATTTCCCCGACTATCGAGCCGAATTTAATGTGAGGGACGCACACCCAGTAAAAGAAAACTGGAGAGTGCAGCAGTTGGGCGGCTACCTTTATACAGTAGTTGCCATCATCCCAAACATTGATAGAGGTATGAACACTTTAGTTTGTGAACGAGTAAACGAGTAGTCAGATTTTGCAATAGTCTGTTTTCTTAATGTATATGCAGCCAGAACGATGAAAGAAACCGTTACCGACATCAACAAGCCGTTTGCCGATGTTTACAAGGCACTCGACGTGAAAGACCAACGCAAGGCTATGCGAAGTGCCATGCGCAGGGAGGGCAACCGCCTGAAAAAGGCGGCAGTCTCCAATCTGGGACAAAGCGGCATTGGCAGTGGCACAAAGCGCAGTCTTTCAAGCGGCATCTATGTGCGTACCTACCCCGATCGCTACGGCCTGGGCTTCATGGTAAGCGTTAAGCCACATGGTAGGCGCAAGGGCATCCACCTCAACCGTCAGAACATGGAAAAGCCTGTTTTGATGTGGGCAGAGGACGGAACACGCCAAAGACATGTAGGGCGGCGTATTTCATCGTTTTTCGGTAAAAGCAGGTTCACGGGCAAGAAAATAAGGCAGTATCTACGAGGCGGTGCGAGCCGTGGCAAGATGAAACGTTACGCTTTTCTCGCCAAGACAGAGCAGCAGACCGCCGACAGCGTGGAAACCAACCTTTTCAACAACTTGCAGAACAACGTGGAAAAAGCGGCAAGAAAGCAGGGACTTTTATAATATATAGCTATGGCACTGAAAAAGACATCATTAAGCGCGGGCAGCATTATTCGCGATATTCTTCTATCTAACGAGGAAGTGAAGCGGAGAACAAACAAGGTTTTCCCCATCGTGATAGACAACGCCCAACTACCTTATATATTATACCGCCGTGCGGCATTGGCACACAATCCCACTAAGCAGGGAACGCCGGGAGCCGACACCGTGACTATGGAGGTGGTTTGCTATACGGCAAAGTATGCCGAGGGCGTGGAACTTGCCGAGGCGGTGCGCCAGGCACTCGACTACGCAAGCGGAGAACACGATGGCGTGAAGATGCGCAGTTGTACGCTTGCCGACAGTGAAGAGGGCTACGAGGATGATGCCTTTGTGCAGCAGCTTGTTTATCAAGTCAGAATTTAAGTAATTTAGAATCATTTATTTTTTATAGTTATGGAAAATACTGGATATATCAATGGTAGTGACCTTTTGCTTAAGGTTGGAGGCAAGGCGGTGGGACATTGCACAAGCCACACCCTTACTTTCAACAGCGAGACAAAAGACCGTGCCGTCAAGCCTGTAGCTGATGCCGCCAAGAGCAGCGGACTTTGGAAGGGCAAGGGAGTGACTGGTTTGTCTATCTCTATCAGTGCCGAGGGCTTGCGCTTCTATGGCGAGACCGAGAACGGACACGAGCAGATTGCCCCACTTTGGGGCAAGGGCGCAAGTGTGGAGGTTGAGGCATTCAAGCGAGGCGGCGACGCGAAACCTTATGTAAAGGGTAACTTTGTTATCGCCTCATTGGAGGAGACAAGCCCGGCGCAGGACGATGCTACTTACAGCGTGTCTTTGGAGAACGACGGCGAGCCTGAGACCTACCCGGGCAAGGATGCGACAGCGACGCAGGCAACCGACACCGGCAAGGCAGTGGGCAAGTAACGCCCACATGGAACAAAGGCCATATTGTTTTTAAGATAAATGTTTGATTTGTTGAACTATTAGTTAATTGTTGATTTATGCCAAAGATTGAAATCATGATCAACGGCAAGGCATACCCCTGTAGGCAGACTATGGGGGCTATGCTTCGCTTTAAGAAAGAGACCGGCAAGGAGGTGACGGAGTTAGGCAACAGCCTATCGGATATGTGCGCCTATCTGTTTTGTTGTGTAGCGTCAGCCTGTAAGCACGATGGCGTAAAGTTCGATATGTCGCTTATGGACTTTGCCGACAGCCTCACGCCCGAAGACCTCAACAAGTGGACGGACACCGTGAACGCCACGGCAGACCAGGCATCCGAGGACACCGACACGGAGGGCGAAAAAAAAAGTTAGGCATCTTCGACATTCTGGGCATAGCCGTTGGCAACATCGGTTTGCCCTACAATGATTTTTGCGCCCTTACGCCCGAGGAGTTCAGCCACATATACAAGGCGTACAGCGAGGAGCGGACGGCGCAGTATCAAGACAGTTGGGAACGTATGCGTATGCTTGCGGCAATAACCATACAGCCGTATGCAAAGAAAGGGCTAACGCCCCACGGACTTCTACCCTTTCCATGGGAGAAGAAAAAGCCGGAGCATACGAAAGCGGCCCCGGCAGTATCTAAGGAAGATGCGTTAAAGCGTTTTGAGGAAGTGTTGGGAAAAGTGGGAAACGGCTAAATAGCTTCGCCATTCAGTTCTTCGGAACTTGTAAGCACCATTTGCCCAATAGACAGGAAGAACAATGCGGTAGAGCCGCCAAGGGCTAACAAGCCGTTGACCGATTGGTTATTGAAAGCAAAATACGCCAGGCAGATAACCCAGACAACAAGAGACAACAAGGCTATTACGCCCCAAGCCTCATATTTATTTGAATGCTTGTGCGGCGTATCCTCGCCTACAACTTCGACACTAACAAGTTCTGCCCTGATTTCATTTTCGGGCTTACTCGCTACATCGTTGGTTGCGGCTTCTGGTATGCAGTTGATGTTCTTATAATCCTTTTCCATAACGCTTAGTTTGAATGTTACGCCACAAAGATACAAAAAATATTGATTACTTAGTTACTTATACGCTGAAAATATGGCAAAAGAAATAAAATTTAACGTTAAACTGGTTGTTGACGGCAAAGAGCAGTTGGTTACAGCTACTTCTACAGCGGAAGAGTTGCGCCGTGTGCTTGATTCTGCCAAGACAAGCAGCCAAAAACTAAACGCGGCTTTGGTTAATTTCAACCAGGCGGTAATGGCGGCTAATAACGTTACCAATGCCATTTCGCAGATTTCGGGAGCACTCAACGGCGTTACCGAGGAAAGCCGCAGTTTCAGCGCAGCCATGAACGCCGCTAACACGATGGCAGGAAAGAGCGGCGAGGACTTTGCCAAACTCAAAGGACAGGTAGCCGAGTTATCAAAAAACATTCCGGTAGTACGTGACGAACTCGCTAACGGATTGTATCAGGTTATCAGCAATGGCGTGCCTGAAGACAACTGGATAGCCTTTTTGCAGAAATCGGCTAAGGCATCCGTTGGCGGTATCGCTGATCTGGGCGAGACTGTAAAGGTTACATCTACCATTATCAAGAATTATGGTTTGTCGTGGGACAAGGCAGGCGACGTGCAGGATAAAATACAGCTCACGGCCAAGAATGGTGTAACATCGTTCGAGCAGCTTGCACAAGCCCTACCGAGAGTTACGGGCAATGCCGCCACTTTGGGTGTAAGCATTGACGAACTTATGGCAACCTTTGCAACGCTTACGGGCGTGAGCGGTAATACTAACGAGGTTGCAACCCAGATGGCGGCAATCTTTACCGCTTTGGTGAAGCCGTCAAGTGAGGCAAGCAAGATGGCACAGCAAATGGGCATCGAGTTTGATGCGGCAGCTATCAAGGCGGCAGGAGGTATGCGTAATTTCCTCACCGACTTAGATAAGAACGTTAAGGCATACGCCAGCAAGAGCGGTATGTTGGAGCAGGAAATCTACGGTAAGTTATTCGGCAGTGCCGAGAGCCTGAGAGCATTGGGGCCACTCACCGGACAACTCGCAGCCAAGTTTAATGAAAACGTGGAAGCGATGAAAGGCAGTGCCGGAACTATAGACGATGCTTTTTCCATTATGAGCAGCAGCGGAGCGGCAAGTTTGCAGATACTCAAAAACAAGTTTGCAGAAGTGGGCGACGCTATAGCCTCAACGATGGGTGGCATTATGCCGGTACTCAACATTACGGCACAGATTGGCAATACCGTGATTGCCGTTTCTGCAATGGTTAGCGGTTTGAAGAATCTTGCGAAGATACAGGCTATTGTCAAGGTTCGCACAATGGCAATGAATGCCGCTTCGCTTGTATGGAACGCTACATCGGTGCGTATGAATGCCCTGGTACAAGTAATGACAGCTTCATTTCGCGGTGCGGCGGTGAGTGCTACAACGCTGAAACTTGCCATACAGGGTTTGTTAATATCTACAGGCGTTGGCGTGGCTATCGTTGCGCTTACTGAGGTTATAGCGGCATTTACCTCAAAGTCGGCAGATGCGCAGACCCAGGCAGAGGACACAGCCGAGAGCATGAAAGGCTTTGGCGATGCAGCCGACGACATAAAAACCGCCTACGACAGTGCGTTAAAGAACACATACGCCGACCTCATGGCGAAATATGAGAAATTGAAAGCAGGTTGGCGCGCATTATCCACAGAGCAGCAGAAAATGGCGTGGATAAAGGATAACCAAAGTGCTTTCAATGAATTGCGCTTGAAAATCGGTAATGTGACGGAAGCCGAGAACATATTTAACCGCAAGACCGATGCAGTAGTGGAGGCATTCAAGCAAAGGGCATTGGCGGCAGCGTATGCGGCAAAACTCACGGCTTTGTATCAGCGTCAAATTGAGTTACTTGATAAAAAGCAGAAGATCACCAAAACTATTGCCGACGATGCCAAGCAGGGAGGCAGACACGCCAAAGAGGGTGACATCGTGCCCGAAAGTTGGCGTAGCGATCGTTACGGCAAGGTTGGCCGCGATGGGCAGTGGAGATTTACCAAGGTTGGAGCGGAGAGGTACAACGGTACGAATGTTTCCGGAAACACACAGATTAATAGTGTAGATAAAGAAATTGAATCCGTAAACCGACAGATTGGTGACACACAAAAGCAGCTCACCACACGGCTGAACACAGCACGTAGTTTTATTACGGCTGATACGCCGACTACTCCACACACCAAGGACACCCCGAAGAAAACGACCATCAAGGACGACAAGAAAGATGAACCGAAAACCCACGTAGAGGAATTACAGGCGCAGTTGGCGGCGGCACAAAAGGAAATGGGCAACGCCATGACCGTAGATGCAAGGGTGAAAGCCGATGCAAAGGTAGCCGACATACAACGGCAGATAGACGAAGCTACAAAGGGTAAGGTATCAATCGGGGCAGAGACAGAACCGACATACATTGTGCAGGGAAGCGATGCCGACAAACGACAGAGCCGAACCAATGCACAACACAACATAGACCGGATAAGGCAGGACTTTGAAATAGGACTTATCGGCAAGGAAGATGCCGAAAGGCAGATAGCCGACATTAACAAACAGCTTGAAAAGTTGGGCGTTAAGCCGATAGAGGTACATTTCAAAACCTACATCGAGGAACTGCAAGAACAGTTGCACGACGCACAGCAGGAGTTTGAGGAAGCCACCACAATAGATGCAAGGGTGAAAGCCGATGCCAAGATAGCCGACATACAACGGCAGATAGACGAAACTACAAAGGGTAAGGTATCTATCAAGGCAGAGACAGAACCGACATACATCGTGCAGGGAAGTGCAGCCGACAAGAGACAGAGCCACAGCAACGCCCAGAATAAGGCAAGCCGCATACAAACCGACTACGAGATAGGAATTATTGGCAAGGACGAGGCACTGAAAGAGATTGAGGAGATAAACCGACAACTCGCAGAAATCGGATTGAAGCCTATAAAGATTGAACTTGACAGCAAGGGTTTTGACAAGGTGTTTGGCGACATCAAAAGCGGTTGGGGAAGCATCCAAGGTGTAGGCAATGGCATTCAGGGCATAAGTGATGCGCTGGAGGGCAACGGCGATGCCTGGCAGCAGGTGACGGGACTTATTAACGGCTTCATTTCCATTGCCGAGGGCATACAGGGTATTGTGGAGTTGTTCGGTATGCTCACGGCGGCGACCTCAGCACATGCGGCGGCATCCACTACCGATGCAGCAGCAACGGCAGGAGAAGCGGCAGCAGCAACAGCCAACACGGCAGCCAAGAGCGGTGAAGCGGTAGCAAATGCCACGGCGAGCGGTGCAAAAATGCCGTTCCCTTTGAACCTGGTGGCTATTGCGGCAGGTGTGGCGGCAGTTATCGCGGCACTCGCAGCAGTTTCGGGATTTGCCACTGGTGGTGTTATCGGCGGTACTTCTACATCGGGAGACAAGAAGTTTGCCCGAGTGAACAGCGGCGAGATGATACTAAACAAGTTTCAGCAAGCCCGATTGTTTGGCATGATCGACGGCAAGTTTCAGCCGCCTACCTTTACGGAGCGGAGGTTACAGCCGGTAACGATGCAGAACATAACAAACGACATTGAACCGACAGCCACGGAGGTAAACATCAATATGAATGCCAACGCACGCAAGATACTTGACATGATTACAGATGTTAAGCGAGTGGCGAAGAAGAGCGGAAAGAACTATAATGTATAACAAATAAAATTCAGTTAATATGTATATACACGGCAGTTTTCTAAGTCAGCAGAGCGATACGATAACGGTACACATCGTTACCGGGAACGATTGCACGCAGACTATTGAAATAGGTACAGAAAAGGCAGATGTATATTTTAGCGAGGATCCGGCAGAAATCGAGAATGAGGTAAACGACACTTTCGATGTGCTTTTGAGAAATTCGGCTAAAATAAGATTGCTTTGCGGCAACCTGATTAAAAACCTTTTTAGTACCTCATGCCGTGAGGCAGTCGTAAACATCTATAAAAACGATACGTGTATCTTTGCCGGGTTCATTGAGCCACAAACTTTGTCACAGCCATATAACGACAGATGGGACGAACTGGAATTAAATTGCATTGATGCGCTTAGTGCTTTGCAGTATAGCAAGTATAAGAATGTGGGCGCATTGGGCGTTATCTATGCTTTCGTCAAGGCAGAGGCAGCACAGCGTAGTTTTTACGATATTGCCACCGAGATACTGCAAGGTGTTACCGAGGGACTGGATATATTGGGCAACCAAAATATTAAATTCTGGTATGATGGCAGCAAGGCCGTTGATGCACAGACCGCCAACCGCTATCAGGTATTAAGGCAGCTTTCTATATCTGATTTGTTGTTTATGGGTGATGATGAAAGCGACGTTTGGCAGCAAGACGAAGTGTTGGAGGAACTTTTGAAGTACCTTAACTTACATATCGTGCAGGACGGCTTTAACTTCTATATCTTTTCGTGGGAATCCGTCAAGGCGACACCCGATAAGATTATTTGGCATGACATCGTAGCCGACGGCACTAAGGCAACGCCACAGCAAGTCGTAACAATAGCTTTGGCTAACGTAGCCGATTGCGATACTACGATAAGCATAGGCGACGTATATAACCAACTTCTATTAACCGCCAAGGTGGAAGACATCGAAAGCGTGATAGAAAGCCCATTGGACGATGATTTGTTGGTTAGCCCATACATCAATAAGCAAAAGTACCTCACCGAGTATTCAAGCGACGGAGAGGGAAAGACCGCATATTATGCAATGAAAGCAATGGTGAATGATGAAAGCACTACCTATGGTGGAGGTGCTATTACTGATTGGTTTGTGCAAGTATGGCAAAATAAGTATTGGACGTTCCCGATGAAAGGAAACACCGAGGTTGATTTAGTGGACTACTTTTGCAGCGACGGAACGAACCAACATAATTTGCCTATGTGGTTGGGGCAGGCACCGGGTGCAGCTATTATGAGTTTGGGTAGTGTTAAGATTAATACCGCTAACGACGATAATAGCCCGACATCTAAGGTAAACATGACTAACTATTTAGTTGTGTCGGTTAATGGTAATGGAAACAACAAGGAAGCAGAAACATACCCTAATGTTACCGACATACAGAAAAATATACCGTATGCGGTTTACATTGGTAATAAGGCAGGTGGCGTTTTTTCGCCGTCAGACAAAGACACTACTAACTATATAGTATTGTCCGGCAAACTTATTTTAAATCCAATAATGGCGACTACTGGTAATTTTTCCAGTATGCGTGAGAAGATGGGGGACAGACCGCCGTACCAAGGTAGCGGAGGTGGAGGCGGAACAACACCGCCACCAATGTATTTTTGGCACAAGACCGTACCAAGCCGCAACAACAAAGATGGGCGTTATTATACACGTCGTTACTGGAGAGCCGAAAGACCAAGCGAGGAAGTAACATGGAACGAAAGCGGCAATAACGGTTTTTATCCATATACAGGCGAAGGCCCGGAGGAGTACGAATTCAATTATAGCGCAGTTGGGGACGGCAGCGACAAGATAAGTAAGGTTGCAGTATTGGCGTGTATGCTGATTATCGGCGATAAATGCGTAGTGGAAAAGACGCCCGACAATGATCAAGGTGATACAGACGAGAACGGCAAACCTATTCCATACACGGATAAAGAGGAAGAAACCTACAAAAATTTTGTGTGGAAGCCATACAAGGAACGTGAGCAATGTAGTAGTGATGATGAATATTATCAGCAGTCGTTTACTATTGGCGTAGACCCTAAGCGAGGTGACAAGATAATAGGACAGGAATTTGATTTGCAAAAGACTTTTTCCTATACAATTGGAATCGACGCAGAGGGAACGGGCATAGCTATTAAGAAGAAAGACAAGATAAGTGGGCAGGTTAGGTTTATGATATTAGGCCCTGTTAATGCTACATGGGACGTTATCACACGCCGCCACCCTACCTTTTTCAGGCATACAAAGTGGAGCAGCTCATCAGTACCGCTTTTAGCCCATGTTAGTAGCATCCTGATTAAGTCGTTTGAGGTTAAAGTTTATAGCGATAATGGACTAATCAGCAATGGCAATGATGATAACGATATTATCTATATGAGCGACACCAAAGAAACCTTTGTGAATAAAAAGGACGATTTGGAGTTTAAGATAAATTCGGCATTGACCGCCACGGAGTGTGCCCAGTTGGGAGTTAGCAACACGGTGAAGTTATCCACGCCGCTGAATATATCAACCGGGGACGGAGTGTTAGAGGTGTACGACCGAAACGGCAACGTTAAGGCAAAGCCCGAACAAATCTACGTGGATAGTTATTATACTGAATACCATAAGCCACGTATCGTAATGGAACAGAAACTAAGAGACATTGATAATGTTGTTAGCCTGTTTAACCATTACCGCCACGAGGCTTTGAACAAAGAATTTTTCGTGCAGGGCATCGGCAGAAACCTTATTGAGGGACGTGCCGACCTCACATTAAAGGAGATTGGCACATGATCGAAGTTAAGCAGATAGCAAAACCCAGGAACAGCGGCAGCGGTGGGGCATCCACTGGAGGCGGCAGCTATGGAAGTATCGGCAAAATGACCGAGGAAGCCAAGCACGCAGCCAAAGCCGATATAGCGACACACGCAGAGCAAGCCGAGTATGCAAACCGTGCCGGATATGCGAGCCGTGCCGCCTATTCCGATTTAGCCGGAGACGTTGCAGAGGATAGCCCGATTAACGACCGCTTTTTATCGAAGATTACCGCCGACATAGCGCGAGGGCACATTACTTTTCAGCAGGGTTTAACGGCTATCGGTTTGGCAATATTCAAGGACGGCGCACACTTTGGCGAGTTCGTCAAATCCCTGTATGCAGGTAAGGGCGCAGGTATTGACGCACAAGGTAACGCCGAGGTGGAAAGCCTAAGAGTGCGCAGCTACTTTGAGTGTCTGGAATTGATAGTAAACCGATTGTCTGCAATCGAGGGCGACCAACTTCTAACAGAAGCGGACACAATCGAAAGCGTGGACGATTTGGGCGATGGTTGTTTTGGTTTGCACCTGAGAAGCAAATGGGACGGATATTTTACCGCCCAAGCCGAAAACAATGTGCTTAAAGGTATCATCAATACTTTGGCGCAGGGAAGCGGCAAGTATTACACGGCATGGTTTAGAGTTAATAGCGTTAATACCGCTAACAACTACATAGAGGTGACGCAGTACCCGGACACCGAAGTACCAAGCGGCAAGAATTACCCACCATGCGAAATGATGAAGATTGCACGATGGGGAAATCAAACGGACACGAAACGCCAAGATTGTTTGTACCTGTCGAGCACAGAGGGGCGAATCGTCAAGCTAAAGGGAGTGACTAAGCCGATTTTGGATAACGCTAACTATGGTGCAGCTTTCGGCAGTTTGCCTGAATTTGTGTACGAGTTATTGGACGATAACGGCAACCCTTTGCCAATACGTGATGGTTTAGACTATATGTATATACCGGGTATCGTCACAATGGACGTTATCAGACTTAACAAGTGGACTGGTAAGCCATTGGTTACGTATGTGGATCGTGGGGCGTGGACGCAAAGCGGTAAGTACTATTGTGATGCCATCAACCCGGACACCGGAGAGTATGAGACATCAGACGTTTGGTTTAATGGCTGCAAGTACAGATGTTGTAAGAACCTCACAACGACCGCCCCGGCATGGAACAATACCGATTGGGCGATGATCGAGGGAAACCCAGACTTTGCCGTAGATTTCCAAGAGCCTGAAAGTATCTTAGACCCGGACAAAATAGACCTCACGCTAACCATCGTGGCAACTCTGTATAATATGAATATCACAGACGATATTTTGGACGCAGACGTAATGTGGACGAGATACAGCGAGGACGCAGAGGGCAACGAGAGAACGGCGAGCGACAACGTTTGGAGTTTGCGCCACGCCAATACCGGAAAGTCTTTGCACCTCACAGCCGAGGACATGGATTTTAACGGCTATATGCCTAAAGTTATACGCTTTACGGCTACCGTTACTTTACGTGACGGCATGGGCAATGAAGCAGCAACGGCGGCAGTCAGTTACGAGTATTAATTTAAACATAGCGCAGTTATGAAGACAAAAAGATTTGATTTCAACTTTAAGCCACTGCAAATTAATGTTAGCATGGTGGTTGAGGGCGGCGTATCGGATAGTCAGAACTACGACGCAGACACCGACACATATACGCCCGATTACACCATAGACGCATCTAACTTAATAGTGCAGCCGAATATCGGCAGACTTGACAAAGACGAGGTTTTAACGCCGGGCTTGATTAATCAAGACCTCACTAACGTAGTCTGGTATGAGGTGAACAAAGGAGCAGCCGACACCGTGATAGATAGCACTAACCCAGACTTTGAGGTAATCAGCAAGGGCGCAAAGGCAGGACGTATTAGGATCAAGAAGAACGCCAAACCGCAGATACCTATGAATCTACGATTTGAAGCGGACTACAAAGACCCACGTACTAATCAGGTACACCACATCATCAAGCCGTACCAAGTACAATGCAAGAACGCCACAGCATACACGCCACTTCTGGTATTGGACGCAGCCGCCCAAACTATCTACAACCCATTGAGCGACCCCGACACGCAGACGGTACACGCATCATTGAGATTGGGCGTTAATGAGTGCCCAGAGAATAAGCGTTTGTTTGTGTGGGAGGTAATGCGAGACGATGGAACATTTACCGCCGTAGGCAGCGACACCACGTTAGACTATGACGTAGCGGTAGCAGCAGACGGAAACAGTTGTACCGTTAATCGTAGCCTCATGGGTACAGAACTTTATTTGCGATGCAGGGCAAAGTATAGCCCGGACGGAAACCCGAGCAGCGTGACACTATCGGACAACGCCCCAACTAAGTTAGTGGCATTTATCCGTAGAATCCCAAAATTTGAGTACGACATCGGCGAACTACCTACCAACCTACCAAGTGGTTTGTTAGAGATTGCGCCAACGGCGAAGATTTGGAACACTAACGGCACGATCGACAATCCGGAACGTGAGTTATTGCCGCTTTGGTACGTCGCTACAAATGCCCAGTTAGGAACGCTTAACTATTCGCTCATAGCACATGGAATGAAACCGACGCTTTCGACCAATAAGGTTAGTCAGACGTTAGGCGGCGTTTATGGTTTGGACGTTAAGGACGTTGGCCCTACGTGTGCGTGGGAAGACAGCGACGGCGCAGTATTCGTTGATGCAGACGATAACGTAATATTAATCAAATAACAATTTAATCAATATAAGATTATGGCAAGATACATTAAAGCAAATCCATTGGTTGCACGATACTTGCAACTGGAGAACGACCGTAACATGGTGAGTGATGGAAACTATCTGTTTTGGCAAAACGATATGTTGAAGTTTGGCCCACTAACCCAACTTAACGACATATTGGTTAAGATTGGAGGTATAGCACTTATGCCGCATGAGGCGAGAAGTGAGCAGGACGGTACTATTTGCCGACCTTTGCCAATGGCAACCGATGCACGCTTTCAGCAGCCTATTAAGGCTAACGTTAATGATGCTATCGTAGGTGACAACACCAACACCGAGCAGGGAGCAGATGGTAAGGGCGAGAACACAGAGAGCACCGACAATGGCGGCAACAGCAACGAGGGCCAGGCCTACGAGGAAAATGCGGAGGGCGACCAACAGCCGGAAGCGTCAGAGAGTGAGCAAACAGAAAGTGAAACCAAAAAGTAAGGAACTATGAGCAAAGCGAGTACAACCCGAACGATTAAGTTTATTGCCAAGGCAGGAACTTATACGGCATTAATCATGTGCCCAGATGGTGACATCTACCAAGAATGGGAGGGCACGGAATCCGACGTTACTAAGGTGTTCCCAAACTTTGAACAGACAAAACCAAAACTTAACTTTGTCTGTATGAGTAGCCGAGTAGCCGAGGGAGTGGCAACGCCTGATAGTATGCAGTACTTTTTTAATGGTACGAAAATCGAGTTTAACGGCGACACGTCAAGCGGCATTTTTGCAGGCTACTTTAAGAAGTTTGCGCCAAGCGGCGACAACATCTACTATGGTTTGCAGATTGTTAAGAATTTGGTAGAAATCGCAGGTTTTGCCCCGGTAACTATCAAGATGGTGGCAGCTATCAGTTATGGCACACAAAGCGATAATATCCAAGCTACCTATACAATCCCAGTACAGAAAGCAACAGGTACAAGCTATCGTGTTACCATCGTGGCAGGAGATAACAAGGGCTTTGTTATTACCGACAAGGGCGGCAGTTGTGTTTTAAAGGCAATGGCATACCAAAACTACGGGGAAATCACCAAAGATTTAACCTACGCGTGGGAGAAGATGGGGGCCAGTGGTTGGGAGGTAATCAACGGCCAAACCGCCCAGACGCTTACAGTGTCAGGCAGCAGTATAGACACATACGGCGAATATCGAGTGACTGTTAATCGTAGTGGCGTTGAAATTGGTAAAGACATACAGGGCGTTATGGACGCATCCGACCCCTACGACATCGACGCACGCCCGACACCGGAAGACGAAGCGATAAGCGAAGATGAGAGCGGCAACGGCAAAGTAACCTACACGCCGTGGATCGTCAAGCGTGGAACTAACACGCAAGCAATCAAAGACGCTAAGTTTTTCTTTGTTGTGAAAGATGCAGCAGGTGTTTACCTAAATAGTGATAGCGAGCGAAAAACGGCGGTTGCAAGCTATGCCGTAACACGCGATATGTGTTTGCAAAGTAGTGGAGACATTAGCGTAACGATAACATCAGAAAGTTAAGCCTATGGGTGTGTCAATAACAAGAATAGTTAAGTTTATACGCAAGGGAAAGGGCGTAATTGTCGCCCAATCCCGAAACGTATATAACTATACCTACAAGGAGTGGACGCAGTTCTACGGACTTAGTGGGCGGTCAGTCAATTGGGACGGAATCATAAATGTATCTGATTTTTCCGTAGGTGACACGATGGTTATTAATGGCACGGTATCGGACAAACAACGTATTACCATCAGTCTTTACGCTAAAGTAACGGCAATCGACACAAACCGAGCTATAATAACGGCTCAATCACTATACTACATTGCAAGTGGTGAGAATGGAGAAGATGGAAACAACGGCATAGATGCTATAACCATTGATATATCGCCGGAGAACATTTTGCACAAGAAAGCCACAACCAAATCAACCTATAAAGTCAATATTAAAGTATATAGAGGTGATACCGCCCTATCATACGGAGACGATGGTTTTAGTTGTTTGGGGTTGGCTACTATGGTATCGGGGTTTTCTTACAAAGGCAGTCTAAGCGGAAACGTCTATACATACGATATTTCGATAGAGGCTAACAAGGCCCCTAATACGAGCATCAGAGTAACAATTAAGGTTGGAAACAAAACCTTTACCCGAAATATAAAGATAAATACCGTAGCCGATGGGCAGACTGGAGCCCAAGGCGACAGAGGCCCGGCACTACGAGGCCCACAAGCGTGGAGCGATTGCGCCGTAGGCTATGTGTTCCAATCAGGTGCAAGCGGCGAGGAATACAAGGACATAGTTTTGTATGGCAATAACTATTATTCTTGCATAAAATCGCACACCAAGACAGGCAAAGAAACCGGAGCTAATAATACGCTTAGTACCGACTATTGGAAGTTAACCGACAAACTGGAAATAGTGGCTACAAAGATACTGTTAGCGCAGTATGCTTTAGTCAAAAATTTGGGTGTGGAGGTTATCGACATGAAAGACGCTAACGGTAACATTATCTTTCAGGCAAAAGACGGTAACGTTACTTGCAATAGCGGTACGTTCACAAATGGCACGTTCACAAATGTAAAGGTTATCGGCTCAATACGAAATCCGTTCAATTTGGCTAATGCTAGCTTTGATGTTGATTACGGCGATAATGTGGCTATGCTTAGTAGCGGTGGCGGTTGGTTAAATGCCTATTCTATGCCGTGGGACGTAAGCCAGAATGGAAGACGACTAACCATTGTAAACTACAAATGGGGCGGCACAATGGCGCAAGGTCAAGCCGAAATTAGTGCGCCAAATGGCAAATACTTCTTTGAGGACGGAATCCAAAAAAGCAAGTTAAAAGTTAGCCGTGAAATTGTGGAAATGATAGGCTACGGCACTACCACGGAGTTCTACGGTTGGATCGTGCTAAATCGTATTGACTTAATGACAAGTCAAAAATATGGGCATTGTTTAAAGGCTTTGGCATTTGGCACGGTATCGGGTGGAAACAGTAGTAGCAACACATCAATAACGAGCAATACGTTTGATGGCAGCAAACTAACGGTAGCCCGACAATCTGAAGGACTTTACCGGGTATTTTTTCCGAGTACGTGGTTTACTTATACAAGTAATTGCCGTGTAATATTAACCGGGCGAGGTGTATGCTACGGTGCAAGTAGCCCAGTAAAAGCCACTATGCACTCATTGGGTAACGGTTACTTTGATGTAGTCGTATCGGACGATGCAACCCGAAACGATGGCAGCTTTGATTTTATAATTTATAATGGGTCAGATTTTGACATATTAAAATAGTAGTAATTATGGCAGTAAAGAAAACAAAAAAGTTGAGTGGCCAGGCAACAGTAACGACCATCAACAACGACCAGAAAATTCCGGTAACGGACGCAAACGGAAAGGTTACGCTTATTTCATTGGCGAACCTCAAAACCGCTTTGTTGGCAGGTATGAACCTTAACGGCTTATACGATGGTATCTTTATCATGTATCACCGTAAAAGCGATGATTACCCACTCATGGTTAAGCCCCATAAGTGGACATCGTTACAGAACAGCGGCGAAATTGCCGACGGTGTGGTAGTTGTTGAGGGCGGCAAAATCTTAGTCGTGGCCCCTACCGAATCAACTTCTAAACTAACGTGGAGTAGCGCAGCTATCAGCGGAGGCGGTACGACAACAACCGATCGTGTCACAGCGATGAACGATTGGAACGGTAAGGCGAACACGGCGGCCACAATCAAGGCAAGCAAAGCCGATGCAATTACCAATACGACGCAGTATGCACCGGGCTACTGCAATCTGTATAGCCGTGCTAACGCTAATGGTAAGGGCTTGACAGCAGGTAAATGGTGGTTGCCATCGTTGGGCGAAATGTTTATGATTTATGCCAACATGACAAAAATCAATTATGCTTTGTCCCTGATTACCGGAGCCACCCAGTTAGTCGAAGATTGGTATTGGACTTCCACCGAGCTCAGTGCTACCTACGCATGGGGTCTGTGCCTCAGCGACGGTCTTACGGGCAATTGGGCCACTAAGGCCAGCTACACGCGCAGAGTTAGGGCAGTGTCAGCATTTATTGTTTAATTCTTAATTTCTTAGTCTTTAACCTTTAGGTACGGCGAAAGCCGTACCATTATAAGGCAATTTAATAAACAAGCAATGGCGGTAAAATTAGTTTCAAGTACAAAGATTTATTTAGATGCACGCAAGTTGTTAGACATCATTTTGGATATAGTGCCCAATTTCCCACGTGCCTACAAATTCACCATCGGGGCAAAGCTGCAAGAAATTGGCGTTAATCTGATGCAGGAGATAGCGGCGGCGTACATCAATAAGGACAAAGCCGAGACAGTAAAGCACCTAACCGAGTTTCAGGCAGAGTTTGAGACAATGAAAACGCTAATGAGAATTGCCGGAGAAAGGGAGTGGATAAAAGGCAGAGGAAAGTTTGCAAGTATCATCGAGTTAATGGACGAAATAGGTAAACAATCGTCAGCGTGGAAAAACAAAGTAGTTAATACGCTTTGTAGCCAGAATCGGAATGTTACGACAGACCGAGAGCGCAGTTTTCCGTAATAAATGGGGTTTATGCCGTCATTTACGGCTAAGAACAAGATAATAAACCACAGATTGCGGCCACCGAGAACAGTGCTACCAACGCATGGAATCTGAACCTCAACGACGGTAATACGAACAATTGGAACACTAAGGCCAGCAACACGAACAGAGTTAGGGCAGTGTCAGCACTATTTACAGAAGACAGAAACGTGACAAATGATAATATACAATGGTAACGACAGAGTGGCTTTTAGATGCTTACTTTGATTGCCGTCATAGCAAAAGACGAACAGCAAGTGCAGTAGTTTACGAAATGGACTACGAAAGCCGTTTGATTGCTTTGCGTGATAGAATCAATAACCGGACGTACCAACCCGGTAAGTCTGTTTGCTTTGTCGTAACACGCCCAAGATACAGAGAGGTATTTGCAGCATCCTTTGAGGATAGAATCGTACACCACTACATAGCTTTGCGCCTAACGCCACTATTTGAAGAAATATTTAGCGAGCGTACATTTAATTGCAGGAAAGGCAAAGGGCAGCTTTATGGTATTAATACACTGAAAGAAGATATAAGGCAGTGCAGCAATAATTATACGGAAGATTGCCACATTATGAAACTTGACTTAAAAGGTTTCTTTATGAGCATCGACAAAAAGTTATTGTCTGAAATGGTAGATCGCTTTATAGTCAGGTACTACAAGGGCGAAGACATAGACGATTTGCGCTACCTTTGCCGTGTCGTTATTTTACACAGCCCCGAAAAGAATTGTGAACGGCACAGCCCTTTGAGCTATTGGGAGAAGTTGGATAAGAACAAATCACTATTTACAAATGGCGAGGGTAAAGGCGTAGCCATCGGCAACCTATTTGCCCAGATATTCGCAAACTTCTTACTTAATACGCTTGATTGGTTTATCGAGAATGAGGGTATAAAACATCATGGCAGGTATGTGGACGATTTCTATTGCATCCATAAGGACAAAGAAAAGCTATTGGCGTTAATGCCTAAGATACGTGAGTTATTAGCCAGTTTAGGTTTAAGACTGAATGAGAAAAAGTTTTATTTTCAACATTACAGCAAAGGTGTGGAGTTTACCGGGTCAATAGTCAAACCCGGACGTGTCTATACCTGTAATCGCACGATAACAAACTTTATTGCAGCAGTCAGAAGACTAAACAAAGCAAACAACGAGCGTCAGGTATTACACGCAGTATGTAGTATCAACTCATATTTAGGTTTGCTACGGCATACCAACGAATACGCCACACGTCGCAAAGTGCTTAACATGATCGAGCCGCACGTATTTAAAGAATATGTGTACATCAAAGGGCACTACGAGGTATTGGCAATTAAGAACAAACATAAATTGAGGTATCAAACAATGCAGAGAATTAGAAATGGCGACTACTGATAAAGAACCCATTACCCTATCATCCGATAGGTTGGATATGGACTTATTTAGATTGCTACTTACAAGGTATGTAGTAGTGACCGAGCAGCGAGACGGAAAAGTGATTTATGAACTTAACAGCATCGAGCATCATGCAGATAATTGAAATAGTAGTATCGGTTATTACCGCTTTGGGCGGTTGGGAAATGATTAAATATGTAATGAATCGAAAGACCAACCGCCGAAAGGAGGAAGCCGAGGCCGACAACGTGGAATTTAACGTTTTGCGTGAGGCTATGGACTTTTTGCAAACTCAACTCAAAGACAAAGAGCAAAGATTTGCAGAGCAGACCGATTTAGTGAGAAAGCAGAATTTAGATATTTTGCAGCTCAACAAGGAAAAGGCGCAGTTAGAATTAGACCTACAACGCTATAAGTGTGTAATTAAGGGTTGCGTTAAGCGTGACCCACAAAATGGTTATTAATATGAGAAAGATTAATGAGATCATCGTACATTGTACGGCAACCGCCGAGGGCAAGAACTTTAAGGCGGCAGACATCGACCGTTGGCATAAGGCTAAAGGTTGGGACGGAATCGGCTACCATCATGTAGTAGATTTGGACGGAACGGTAGAACCAGGCCGACCAGAAAGCGAGGTGGGGGCACATTGCCTGAAACACAACGCTAATAGTATTGGTGTGGTGTATGTGGGCGGTTTGGCATCCGATGGGAATACACCAAAGGACACCCGAACACCGGAGCAAAAGGCGGCTTTAGTAAAGTTGCTTACAGAGTTAAAGCACCGTTACCCTAACGCCACGATCCACGGACACCGAGACTTTGCGGCCAAGGCGTGCCCAAGTTTTGACGCTACTAAGGAGTACAAAGACATTAAATAATGAGCCGATGAAGAAGTTTATAACTATCTGTATGTGCCTGTTAGCCCTGTTTGGGCTGATAGGCTGCAAGACTACCAAAAAGGCGGTATCGGAATCATCCATAACTACAAGAGAGGAAACCGACACCACCAAGTTAGCAACCGATAGCATCCACGTAGGTACTATCAAAACCGACAACCGAACCACGCTAACGTATTTTAGCGATTGGGGGTATATCGAGTTTGCCAATAACGGCGGTACGCTCACGATCGACACTTTGGGCAACCTGAAAGCCGATGGCGTTAAGTCATACCAACACGGCAAGAAAGCCGCCCAGAAGAAAGCCGAGAGTATCACCCAGAGCAAGGAGAGCACCGACACCCATAAGCTGCAAGCAAATGGAGTGCAGAGCCGAGACAACAAACAAGCCAACAGAGAGCCACAGAAACAAGGCGTGAAAGCCTTAAAATGGTATCAGCGTACAATTTACCATATCGGCTTTTTATGTTGCGTAGCGGCGATTATTTACGCTATATTCTTATATCTACGAAGAAAAAAATAAAATCTGTTTTCTTAATAGTGCAAGCCCGGAGCCGACCGAGAGGTTAGCCCGGGCGATTTGCTTTACCCAATACGTAGTCTATAACTTTACGGTTTGCTTCGTCTATTTTATCACGGCTAAACTTTATATAAACACCTGTAATCTTAGAGCCGTGAACGTGTCCGAGGGCTTCACTTATAGTGTCCTTTGGTATATCTAAATCAGCGGCATACGTTGCCCAGGAATAGCGGCCCCAATATGATGTAATTTCTTTTTCTATTGGTTTCATTATTGGCAAATGGTTTTTTGTGTACTTTGGTTTGCCGTTGGCATCTACCTCAATGGGGCCTATACGTCTTAAACCCTCATTTAGATGTATCAGATAATTGGTATGTGATTTGTAGCGGTCAAACGGTGAAAGAAGATGCTTTTTGCCCTTATATCGCTCAATTATTTCCGCCGCTTCTGGCTCAACCTTAATACTATAAAGTTTACCTGTTTTTGCCCTACGGTATTCTATACGACCATCAATGTAGTTTGCAGGTGTTAAGTTAGCTAAATCTTTCATGTTAATACCCACCAAATAAATAATAAGTAAAAACATATCTCGATATTCGCTATCTGTTTTGTTAAGCTGCAAACCCATCATTAGGCGCAGTTTGTCAATTGGCACAACCCTCATTGCTGTTTCTTCTGTTGGTATGTGGAAGTTACGAAAAGCATAGTTTTGGGTAATGCCATCATCTATTGCAAAGTTTATCACATTGCGTAAGTTACGTAAGTGCATAGCACGACTATTGACGCAAAGCCGTGGCATCGAATTTTGAAAGCCGATTATCCATGTTTTGTTAATCTCGTTGAAATGGACTAAATCGGCATCCCCACAATACAAATTTACTTTTTTCAAAGTTTGTTCAAATAACATTTTTGTACCACCTGTTTTTGTGTCGATCACCTTTCTAAACATTGCGCCTAAAGTTGGAACGCCTACCGTTGGGGCATCCAAATCCATATTAGCAAGCATTTGGCGAAGTTGGGGAGGCGTAAGTTTTTGCCAAAGCCCCTTTTCTCGTAACTCCAATATACGGTTACTTACTTGCGTCAATAGCATTTGCAGCACGCTATTAATTTTACGTGCGCCTTTGCCTATACATTGTTTTGTAGTGGCATCCCATTCGTCTGACTTCAAAAATATGCCTGTTGCTATATAGATGTTTGTACCATAGCCGACACAGATTTGCACCGGGTACGTACCATCTTTTAATGCCCTACGTGTGTCAAGTCTAATATTTGATTTTGCCATATTGTTTTGCTTTGTCTTTGCTTATTATTTGCTGAAAAATGCGCCCAAATATACCAAAATATACCATAAAAACAGCCACCAACGGCATATTTTTACGATTATTTAGGAAATTGGCGATACTGCCAATTTGCTGAAATCTTCTTTTTAATCATTGATTATCAGTTATTTATAAGCAAAGAAACAGCTTTCTAAAGCCACAATCGGCAGTGTTCCTCGAAGTCTATTTTGGGTAGTACCATCGGATTGTTTTTTATCCAATTTTTCATACTAACAACATAGCCTGTATTCAAATTAATAAAATCAATCTGCTTTTCTTCTGGAATAGAGTCAACAAGTTCGTTATATGTATTCTTAATTTGTGAGCTTATATGCTTAACAAAAGTTTCTTGCACATCAGTTGCATACAATCTTAAAGAACTTGCAGAAATGATTTTTAGGTCACTCTGAGCAATTTCCTTAATTCGCTCTTTTAGTATTTTATTATCAATGTTCATAATATTATGCAATGTTTGTGGTTGTTAATATCTTTTCGTTGTATTCAGAAATTTTCTTTAGCTCAGATTCGATAGCTATTATTTTGTCTGCAATTTCTTGAGCAGAGGCAAGATTATTTTTTATGTTGTCATATTCGTTCTTTTTTTGTTCAACCAGTTTATCTAACTGTTTTTGGATGTCTTGGCCAGTAGGCTGAATATAACTATCATAAAGATCATCGCAATAGCTACTGATAGCCTTTTTTGCATCACCTTTCAGATTACTCTGATAATTGGACAATTCCTTCTTGTCATCAATTTCATCATAGTATCGAGTCTCATAATCATAACCTCCTTGCCCGAAAAGTCGTTTTATACCACTCCAAAATCCTTTCTTTTTTACCTTAGCCTGATATGATTTTGTTGTTGTAGCGTCTTTTCTCGCTTTACGCTTAGCTTCCTCTATATCAATAGGAGGGAGGCTTATTGTAGGGAATTCAGATGAAATTTCTATATCGCCAAGTTTTTGACAATCACGTGTGAATTTGGTCATGACAAGTTCTTCCTCTATGGGAAACATGTCTTGAAAGTTATTATACGCATTGTCTATTTCTGCAAATGTCGTAGCCACATCTATTTTCTTCTCAAACTTTTTGTATGATTTATCAAACATAGTCGTTAAAACATCTGGTCCATAAGATACAATAATTTCATTATATTTTTTTAGTATCTTGACTCGATATTTTTCTATTTCTTTCTTTTTAAGTTCTAACTCTTGTTTGAATTCTTCTGGTGTTTTTGTTAACTTAGCACTCCAAAGTTCTTTTTCTTCTGTTTTTTTGGAACCAAAAGATTTGAAATCTGCAATTATAGTTTCACGCAATTTTGCAAACGCTTGCATTTTCGCATCTCTTGCAAAGCAACCAAGAGCTTGTTTTAAGGCTACAAAACCAGCAACCTCAACTATTTTTTTGTTTAACCTTAATTCCGCAACACTATATTTAACATTATTTATAAGTGCCTGAGCAACAAAAAGTTACCCAGGATTTTGCCATGTCAGAATTTTCACTTACCTTAGTGTTGCGAAAAGAAGACAAGC